AGTACCTCACTGTTTAATAAGATTTTTACTAACCCTGCAAAGTCAGTAATCTTATTTTACTCTGAGGTATTTTTTTATCAACCTTCTTTCTGGGAATTCCTTATATTTGAATTATACAAGAAGCTCCTTTTCATTCAATCAACCCTTTCAATGTAATCAATAGATGATACATCCGTATTAAATTCTTCACACAATGATTCCCATAATTGAATCAAATCTTCTTCTGATACAACATCAAGTTCGGTTTCATCATTACCATTGAAGCCAATAATATATGTATGTAGTTTTCCATCATTTAAAATAATATTATTTAGTTTATTATATTCTTTTATTTTCATTTATCAACCTCGCCAATCTCAATTACATCAGGGTAATCTAAAAACCATGAGTTATTTTCATATACGCTCCAAATATTTATTGTTCTACTCTGATCCCACCACCCTGTATCATGTTTTTTATATGCTTCTCTTACCTTTAATTCAGCATCTTTCTTATTTTTTGCATATACAATTCCTCTTGATTGTCCGTAAACTTCGTATATATATAAATTATTAACATCCATTCAACCTTCACTCCCCCTTTCTTACGGAATATAATCAAACTCTTCAATACCGCCACTATCCATCACATAAGCCTTACAGGCTTCAATGTAAGTTCCATCAAAATTTCCTGATGCTGTATCATAATCACTTACATGATTTCCTATTTCTTCTTCATAATAACTAAAAATCATTGTAATCAGATTATACATAGATGTTTCCGGTTTGTATTTGCGTTCTCTAATCCATGCTGCCATATAATCATAATCACACCATTTTTCTTTAGGATATGTAGAGTAGTCTGGTTCTTCATACCATCTTCCATATGTATCTACCATAGATTTTACCTCCTCATCTTCCTAACCAGATCTTTAATCCTCGATATTTATATATATGATCTTCAGACTCATTTTTCATATCGTCAAGAATATCTGTTATAAAATTTGCAAAATAAGTATTTGTTTCGTATGCATAATCAATTTTATCCGCCGCTTCAGATGTTATAAATCCCATTGCAGACGATTCACAATTGGACTGAATTTCAATCGGATATACTTCATCAGTAAGCAATAAATTAAATAAACTTTTTATTTCTAAAAATGATATCCCTTCAAAGAATGGTTTTTCAATTAACACAACATCATATTTCATACCATCATACCTCCGATTCATTTCCTACAGATACAAAGATTGCAGAATCTAAAGATACAAACGGGCGAACGCCATAGTCATCCCAGCCACAAACATCGTAGCGGCAATTGCCATCCCTGCCGACAAACCGAACGCGAGAAGCAGAAGTGCCTTCATTTGTACTATCTGGTGTATCTAACCAAAATGGAAATTTATTTTCTGATCTTAACAATCCCATTTTTCTAGCACTTCTATAATCATCAATTGTTCCCAAATGCACTTTACATTCGTATGTACCGTATGTATCCAATCCATCAAGAGAAGTTAAATCAACTGCATCATTTAATACATTTTTCTTTCCGAATCCTTTATAAATATCTGCTAAAATCTTCCCATTTTCATTATTCAAAATATCTTTGATTTTAGAGACTGCAAAATTATTTGATTTATCATCAAATTTATATGTATCGTCAAGTAACTCTTTTCTCCATACCTTTGTTGTATTATCACAATCATGTCTGATAATCAGCCATTTATTTCCAATGTTATCAATAATGCATGTTCCTGGAGCTAAACTTTTCAAAGGTTTCTGCTGTATTTTTAACATAGATCTTAACTCTGGTGTTAATTCAACGATAAGTTTATTTCCTTCAATTTTTATGTTTGATTTATTTAATTCGATATTCATATTTTTTCACCTTTCACTTTTTTCTATTTGCAGAAAAGACATATTTATTTTCAAATTAAAATCCTGATTTCCTATTCTTCTCTAATCAATTTTTTTCCACATATCGGGCAGAATTTTGCTTTGTCCATATCTATTCCAAAATCATATCCGCAGCATGATGTTACTCCATCAATTAAACAAGTGGACTCTTTTATAATTTCTGTTTCACACCATGAGTTAATACAATTTTCTGGAGAATCATATTCACCTTCACGAATTCCTTCGAGTAAAATCTCCTCTGCCTCTTCTTTACTACCTGCCTCCACTTCATACGATTTACTATATGTTTCATAATAATCCACTAAATACATCGCCATAATATTTTCCTCCTACAATCCCATTAAATTTTTTGCAACGCTGATACCATATGTTTCTTCAAACCATGTCCATATTTCTTCCCTGTGCGTTCCTGCTGTGAATCCGCTCCATTCTTCCTCAATACATTCTGTATCTGGATTCATTGGAACATCATCAAAATCCATCCATAAATCTCTTATGTATTCAGATCTTCTATATTCATAGCTATCATTCAGACCACGATCTACAATGCACATTAAATCATCATCTGTGATTAAAAACTTATGTTCTGTACAATAATTCATAATTGCTTCGTGTTCTTCATCACAAAATTTTTCATCATCTTTAATCTGATCAATCTTTTTCTCTTTTAAATATTCTCTTAACGACATAAGCGATCTCCTTATTTTTCATGTGAAAGCGTTCTTTCATCGTATAAAAGATAAAGCAGCCATTAAGCTGTCCTATCAAGTTGTTTTCTAAATTCCATAACATCTTCACCAATTACATTTACTGGAAGAACTAAGAAATTGTATTCATCTCCATCAATAAACATTGATGCGCTTCTTTTACTTCCCCTGAATACTGGATTGTCTGAATCAATTACAGACAAAATATCTACAAGATAATGTGGATTAAATCCAATAAACAGATTCTCGTTCATTGTAAGATTTTTCGTTTCAATCTCATCGAATGTTTCATATCTGGAAGTATGCATGAATGAATAAAGTTTTCCATTTTCACTATGGAAGATTGTAGGCTTCTTTTCTGCTTTTACCATATCTGCGTTATACTTCATAATTTTTAACATTTCTTCTCTATCAGCATTGAATACAAAATCTCTGCTATCACACAACATCTGTTCAATATTGAAATATTGTCCATCAATTCTTCTGATAACGTATGTAAAATCTTTTCCGGAAATTCTGATATATTTCTGATCCTGATATACTTTGACTTCCGCATCTGATTTTTTATCCATGATTTTCTTGAATACCGGCAAGCATTTCACATGGAGTTTTACAGTGTCAAATGGATTTTCTGTTTCTGTGATAATTTTCTGATTCTCAAGTGATCTTAATGCAATTCTGTGATTGTCCAACGCCTCTATACGTTTCCGCTTTGTGTTAAAGTTAAATACATTCAGCATTTTATTAACGTCATCTCCTGCCACAAATAAAGAAAGATTAGCGATTGTTTCCAATAACCAACTCTCCGTTGTTGTAATAATATGTGCTTCTGTATCATCCATTGCTGGAAGAAAAATATCTGTATTCGCATACCGTGGAATAGTAACAATCTTTTTTCCGCACTTTATGTTTATTCTCTGCTGCATTTCCGTGCTAACATCTTCTAGCGTAACATCTCCGTTCATTTTTGAAATGATCTTGATATCGTCAATATCAATTCCCAGAACACCTGGGCTTGTGTCAAATGCATTATTTGTTCTTATTTCTGCAAAATGTTCCATATCGGTACCCCACATTTTCACCGTTCCATCTTCTTCGACCTGCATATATAACTTTTTCAAGCTGTCAAGTGTTACTTTCTTATCAATGGCTGCCAATCCTTTTTCCATCATTGCTTTTAATTCTTTTGCGTTCATTGTGAATTTCATCATTGTTTTATCATCCTATTCTTTATATAAAATCGTGCTTTCATTTACTCAACACTCTAATAAATTCAATTAACATTTCCAGTTTCTTTTGTTCATGCTCAATCATCAATTTCCATCCATCAGGCTTTTTCTTCTCTTTAGAAAGTTCTTTCTGATACTTCTTTATTCTCTCTCTACACAAACCTGCTATGCTTTCGCAATGATTTTTAACTGATTCTTTTGTGCCAAATTGATTTACTGGCAATCCCCATTTATCATTAAAATCTGCTACAGTTCCATATCCATAAAAATCATTTTCAATCTCCGCAAGAACCCATTTACTCCCCATTCCTGTAGGCATTTCTGCTAATATTTTCATAGCTATTTCCTCCGTTTGAAATTATCTTTTCATAAGTTATTCAACTGTTATTACAACAGTCTTTATCATACAACCATCAAATTCTTTCTTAAACATTTCTGTTACATATCTTCCTTGTAAAAATTTTTCTGCATACTCTTTTGACTCATACTTCTCACAAAATTCAAAATCATCAATAAAACATGGATAACCACCAGATAAATCATCTATTTTCAAAAATTTTCCTTCCTCATTTTGAATTACATAATATTCTTTTCTTAACATATTATTTCCTCCCGATGAAATCATTATTTCACTTCCGTAAAATCCACGCCTATTTTTAAGTACAAACAATCAGAAGAATTATTATCAGTTACTCCCCAACAATTATAATATTCTCCATCTGCATCTATAAATACTGCTATATCACTTTCTATATCTTCTATTGTAGGAATATGTGTATCATCCGCTGTATCTATACCAGCGTCCAATATTTCTTTTCTTTTGGCTTGACATTCTCTTATAAAATGTTCAACTGTTTCTCTTCCCTGATCTGTTAATTTATACATTCATCGACTCCTTCCAACAATTTATCAGATTCCAGAATTCGTTCCTCAAGATATAATTCATACGTTTCAGGTGTTAATTCCTTAAACATAAAATCATGAATCCTAACATACTGTTTTCCGTCATAAATCCATAATGTTGGACGAGGATTGCACGTGGTATGAATTTCATGCATATAAATTCTCAATATATCATACAGATTATTTCTGTATTGTGCATAATTAAACATGCCATCTTTTTTATACAACGATATCGCATATTTATACATAATACTTTCTTCTCCTTTATTTAATTACCATTCCACACTTCCATCCGCTGCATATGTATTCACCCTCAGAAATCCATTAGCCTGGTATGTTTTAAAAATAATTCCTGTCTTTACAATATGTAATTCTACATCTTCTCCATCCGCATTTTCTCCACGATAACAAACGTTCATATTTCCATATTCTTAAATCAGCCTACGGCGTTCATTGATATCCGAAAAATCATTGATTGTTAATCCATGCTTTATCATGTTGCATACTCCTTTATAAATATTCTCCGTCACCGAGATCCACTGCACATTCATCCGTAATAAACATTTTTCCGTCATGAACTACTGCAAATGTATCATCATCCTTGCACATTGATTTGGTTTCTTTATCATAATTCGTATATCCCTGGCATCCAACAAAAACTGGTGCATCTTCAGGCAGTCCTGAATCTTTTATCATCTGCTTTAACATTCCTATAGTCATATTTTTTACTTTCCTCCATCTCTTTTTTTAATACATAAGACATTCTGTAAAAATCCTCATATGGCATAATGTGTACATTTCCATTATGACTGTATAAAACCATTTCTTTTCCGTTACTTAATCTAAATGTACTGTATTTTAATTTACCCATTTCAATCACCTCTTCTTTACTTAAATAACAGGATATAAATTATAAATCCGATAAATATAAGTGTTCCGAAATATCCTATATAATACACTTCTTATATCGACCTCCTACCAACCTATACAATTTTTTTTAATACTTTGTTACACCATTTTGTAAAGTCAAATACTTCTGTCATTTCCTCTGATGTTATCTCATTCTCCATAAGATCATGAGCATACATACAATCATAGTTAATTCCACCCTTAAAACCCTTATAAACGGCTTTTGAATTTTCTTTTTTATACTGTTTCATCCTTTTGTCCATACATCCTGTGTAGTTTAATATCCCACTACGATATAATGTGCAATAACAAATATTGGTAGTAACCAGAACATACATGAAATAATAATCACATAAAATAAATGTTCTATTTTTTTATTAATACGATTTATCATGTTATAAATCCGCTTTTTTCGTCTATTTTTTATTTCTTCTTCCCATTGATCGTAAGTCATAACCTTTTCAACTTTTTTATATGCCATGATTATTCCTCCTGTTATTCTTCTTTTTTATATACGGTTCCGTTTCTTCCGTCTGTAATACCTAACGCCCATAAATAACCTTCCAAATTATTTGTTTTGAATCTTCTAGGCTTTCTACTAACAGCTCTTTCCGTGCCACATTTAAGAGTTACACGCTGATCTGTGATTTTTATTACCACATAAATTTTAGATTCGTACTCACAAGTGTCACTGTTCCATGCATCTACTGTGTATTCTTCTCCAACTTTAAACGGATGTTTAGGTGCTTCTTCTATATCAGTAGAAATGACTTTAACAATTTCCGCATATGAAGCCGTACCACCTAAACCAGATGCGCTGCCTTCCATAATCTGATATTTCATATTAACTTTTCCGGTTCCAATAACACGGCATTTGCCCCAACGTGCTAATTCAATTATGTATCCGACCTTAATATTGTCCTTTGAAAACTGAACACCTCCAAGATCTTCCAGACATTCTTTGTAATATGTAATTTTGCTGATTGCCTGTTCCATAATTTCTTCTGCATTTTCAATCCAATTTTCAACATCTTGTCTTGTAAGAAGATCACCATTGATTCTTTTGATTTCCTTTCCAGAATCAATCTTTTCAAGATATTCATTATAGGATTCAATATTCTTTTTCTGCGCTCTGTACGTCTTTTCTGCATCTTTAATCCTACGATCACAAAAACCCTTATCTGTGGGTTTTGTATCTTCTGCTGTTTGTCTAGCAATAGCAGCACGTTCTGCATAATATTCCGATTTTTTAAATTCTTCAAAACCTCTTTCATATGCTGCAAACATCCTACTGCGTTTATTTGCGAAAGCTCTTCCTGCGGAAGAATTGATATTAGGCTGTGTGAAAAATGCAATATCTCCATGCATATCATTAATAGGTTTTTGTAATGCTTCTCCTCTCGTAGCTGCATTTGATGATCTTGTACCATATCTTTCTGCCCTGGCTTCAGCCCTTTCCGCTTTTCTTTCCATTTGTTCTGCAAATGACAATGTTTCTCCAACTTTACCGCCATTCATTAGATTTAGCTTTTTAGCCACAAGTTCTGCTCTATACAGATTAGGGAACTTAGCACGACTTACCCATGCATTAGCTCGCCTGGAAAAAAGAAAGTTACTTTTAATTTCCTTCTTTTGATCTTCTGGAAGTGCTAAATAATCCGCTTTATCAAAATGTAATTCAAGTTTTCCTGTTTCTTTGTTGATTATGTATTCACTCATGATTCGTTCTCCTTGATTTTAATCAATACAATTTTTTAAATGCCCTTATAATCTCTTCTCGTAATGATTTTCTTTCTTCCAACTCTTTACCTTTATACAAGCTCATTCCGTGATCTGCACTTGTAACATAGTGTTTACCATCATTTTTCAAGTAAACATCTATTTCTTCAATGCGTCCATTGTCAAGACGCATTCTCATGTAGATATGAGATCCATATGTATGTTCTTCCAGTTTTTTCATATTGCCTGATCTCCTGTGAAACATCCAAAATCACCCTGAACACCTGTGCAAATAATCATTTTTCCGTTAGATCTGCGATACACAACACCACATCCATGATCGTATGAGTTCCATACAAGCCACCCTAAAGGTGCAGCAGGTTGCATAGTTCTGTGATTAATCCATGCATAACAGGGCTTTACACCCTGTTTTTCCTGTTCAAGTGCATTATTTATGATTTCTTCCGTTGAAGCTGTAATAACACGTTTATTTTGCTTGTCCGTGCCTATTATGTACAATCTATTCTCTTTCATGACCTATTCGATGTCCTTTGTTCTTTTTTCTCTGTATTTTCTCAATGCATGTTCATAAATTCTAACCTGTGTAACATATTTTGTAATCCGATCAACTTTCATCATAAAACCTGTTCCAAATTCAGTGGCATCATAACAATCCATATTCATGTTATCTTTGTTATTCATCTGTTTATTCTTCCATTTTTTCAATCATTGCAACAGCTTCTGATAATTTAACAAAATCATGACATTCTGTTTGAATGTCACCATCAATTATTTTTTCTATTAATAATGTGATGCAATCAGGATGTTCAAATATAAAGTAATGATTAACACCTTCATAAAACAGTTCAAATTCCCATTCTTCTCCTTTGTGAAAATTTTCAATATTCAACATTGTGTTATTCCCTCCAATCAAAATTCAAAATACTTATTGTAACTATTTTTTCTTTTCATTGTAATGGTAATCCACACATCTTGCGTTCATTATTTGTTAATAACATTTTGTCCGTTTTATGTTTCTTCATATCTATTTGCCTCCGACTTAAAATTATCTTTTCATCATATATTTTTCTTCATCTAATGTTTCAAATATAACCGTTATATTTTGTTCTTTTGTAATAATCTCCTTTATTTCTTCCATACTTTCAAAAAGAATATCAATATCAGAAATACAAGCCGTATCAAGATTATGATATCTGATATCGTTTACCGTGATTCTATAACATCCATTTCCTATTTTCCAAATTGTACATTTAATTGTTTTCATTCTCATTTTCTCCTAATAAAATTTATTTCATTTCCGTAAAATCCACGCCCATTTTTAAGTGTAAACAATCAGAAGAATAATTGTCAGTTACTCCCCAACAATTATCATATTCTCCATATGCGTCTATAAATATTGCTAGAGCAGTTCCTACAGACCGCCTACGGCGGTTTCGACTATTTAACTTTCCTGTATACGCATCCTGTCCATGTCTGGCAAGTTGTTCCGTTACAGCTTTTTCCACATTCCAGGCAATCAAAACACATGGTATTTAGATCGCTATAATAGATTTCCCTTGCTTCTTTCCTGTCCTCTAATCTCATATCAAGAATCCTTTCAAATGCCCGTTTAACAGACGGAAGAACCCTTGCTCCACTTTTGATTGCCTTTGCAAGTATAACCATTTCTTCGGCTGTTTTATCGTAAATATAATTAATAATACTGTCGTATTCTTCCGCTGTGATATTTAATTCCTCAAGATCCTGTGTATATGTAGTCATATGTTTTATACCTTCCTTCTTATTTGATTTTTGTGTCTGTCCAGATTCCCAGAATCTGACGGAAATAAGCTTCTTCGTCTGTAAAAAAATTTCCCTCGTCTAAATGATAAATAGCTTTTTCGCCGTATTGCCCATTGATATCTTGAATAAAGTTGTAAAACTCTTCAAAACGCTCCAAAAGAGACACATGAAGCACATACCGTTTGACTTCCTGATTTGGAAGGTTTGGAATAAAAAAATCTTCTACTACTGTTGGTTCATAAAACAATCCACATACATGTACTTTACTTCTGTGATCGTCTTGTGTACTGCGATCTATCATATTAAATACCGCCCATTTTAAGTTAGTGATATACTTTTCAGCTTTCATTATATTGTTTCCTCCTTCATATACATTCCATAATCATTTTTAACGCTTCATCAACTGTAATTAGTTCAGCCTGTCTGAATTTGACAGTACGATCAATCTTTTTAATTGCATCTTCCTTCTGTTCTTCTGTAAAGAAAAATGCCTTTTCTTTAACATACTTTTTCTGATATGAAGCGTATTCTCTTATAAATCTTTCAGCTTTGAACATGATTTTTCTCCTGTTTTATTGTTTATTTTTTAATACCCTGATACGATCCAATGGGACAACATAAGCCCTGGAACCAATACAAACATTGCAGACAGACCAAAAAATAATTTGATATTTTTCATCTGTCTTTTGAGTTTCCGATATTCTCTGATCTGTCTTTTGTCCATTTTATAATTTCCTCCTGTTATATGTTTCTATATACAATTTTCTTCCACTCTATTTTCTTTCATTTCCGACTTGTGACGGAACATAGGCATATTAAAAGAGGCTACTACACTTAACAGACGTTTGCCAATTCGTCTTAATCTCGTTCATTTCTACGAGATCGTAGGATTTATACAATTTTCAAGGCGCTATAAAATAAAGTATACTCTACTATTATGTAGGTTTTCCTTCATTTCTATAGCAATAATATAACACCTATGCAAATAGATGTCAATAGTTTATTCTAAATTAATGTAGGTTTTTCTACATTAGCATTATAAAAGAATAGCAGATCATTTCTGCTAAATCTTCTTTCCGTCCTTAAATTTAAAATAGGAAATGTATTCCGCATCCAGAATTGAAGCGATTTTTTCTAGTTCTTCTTTGGTAAATTTTCCTGTTTTAAGCCGTTGTCCGAATGCTGAAGGCGTAACGTTCATTTTTTCAGCAATATCCTTTTTGGTTACACCATCCGAATAAGCTATTGCCATTTCTATTTGCTGCTGAAGTGTAATTTTAATCACCTTCTTCCCTAATTGTCATAATTGTATATTATATCAAATCAACAATAATTTACACCAAAATCATATCTGTTTTTTAACAAGCTGCAATTCATAGCCAAGTGCATCAGCTATGGAATAAACTAGTTTTAAAGAAGGATTATGTTCTTTTTTTTCAAATCTTGATAAATTCTGTTGTTTTAATCCTACTTTTCCAGCAAGTTCTTTTTGTGAAATATTTTGTCGTATTCTAATATCAATAATTTCATCAATTAACTTTTCTTCATTATTTGGCACATAAATGGATTTTGTTTCTATATTACGATCTTTTAAAGGCACATTTCCCTTTTCAATCTCAATAGCTTCTAATAGAGCTTTTTCCATATCATCAAAGAAACTCATATATCATTCCTCCTTTAATGCATTAACCAACTTTTTTAACATTGCCTTTTCCTTTTCCGAAAGATCAATCTTTTCATTTTTTGCATATACATCTAATAGATAAATACATTCTTTTATTTCTATATCTATATATATAACTCTTGCACCACTTCTCTTCCCTATATTTTCCATAGGGATTCTGATTTTTCTAAGTCCTCCGGTTCCCTGTATTACATCTCCAATTTTTGTATCTTTTAACAATAATTCTTCCAATACAACTAAATCATCTTCAGTCAAACCTAATTCTTTCCATTTTTTTGTAAAAGAGGACACTTCTTTGAATGTTCTTATCATCTGTATTATAACTCCTATGTCGTTTTTTATATTATACATCATATTTGATGTTACGTCAAGAGATCACTTAAATTTCCACTTGCTCCCATTCTTCCAGAGCTTTTGTTGTGTCCAGATATTCAATAGGAATTCTTTCAATATATCCGGTTGACTCATTTACACGATATCTATATTGTTTCGTGTCAACGATACGATCATGAAGCACTTTTTCTATGAACTTTTTTGTAATGTTTGCCATTGCGTTTCCTCCTTGTCTATATCCTTAAAACAAACTTTTTTCTCGAAAACTATAGAAATCTTTTCCAATTATGATATTATCTAAAAAACTAATTCCCATTAAATCACTACATTGTTTTATTTTTTTAAATGTTGTAATATCTTCCTTGCTAGGTGTACTATCTCCGCTAGGATGATTATGCAATAATACAAATGAATTTGCACCGCACAATAATAATCTGTTAAATATTTCTCTGGGATTACATACACTGTAATTTGATGCGCCGTGTGAAACTTCAAAAACACCAATAGGATGACATTTTGTATTAAAGGCAATCATATACAAATATTCTTCTGATAATTTATTTATACGAAAGACATCGTTCATAAGATTTACAATAGAATCAGGATTATTTAGCTCGCCTGTGCTATAATTATATGCTCTTTCCTTTATTAATTCTGTATGCAGATCGTCATTTAATTCTGTTTTATATACAGTAATTCTCATTTTTGCGTTTCCTCCTGTTATATGTTTTTCTTATATCATCAATCGCAAGACCATTTCTATAAATGATCTTGCTATCATGATACAAGTTATATTTTCTATAATCTGATAAATGTTTCTTCTGTCATAGTTCCGTCAAGCTGCAATCCTATTACAATACTATCAATGATTCTTTCCTTTATACAATCGTTTATAATAATGTGTATTGCATTTTTCTGTCCTTGTGTCATTTTGTAATATGGCAACGTGAATTTAAAACCTTTAGAATAACCTTTTATCTTTTCCACTAGCTCTTTATATTCTTGTGAATTTCTGAATTCTTTTTTGGTCATTGTGTTTTCCTCCTTTCCCCCCCCCTTTCCTCTGCGTTTATACGAGCTTGGAACCGTCATAGGTTGCATTACAGGAACTGGAACGTGTCCAACTTACACAAATATAAATAACTGACATCCACAATTCATATCTGCTTTTATCACTTCTTTGTTTTCTAGCTCCTTTTTAAACTCTTTCATAAAATCAGGAGCGTTCTGAAAATCTTTTAGTGTACCGCTGTAAAGTGCTTGTAACTCTTTCGTATCTATTACAACTAATCTATCAATATTTTCTCTTAACATATAACCTTTTAAGACATTTTTTAATTTCTTCATTTTTTCCCTCTTTCTCCCCCGTTGTGCCGATAGGACAGCTATATATTTTTTATAAGCTCACACTTAAAAGTTTATTTATCAAATTCTCAACTTCACGGAAATCAATAAAAATTCCTGTGTAGTTTCCTCGCTGTTCTACTGTCATGTCAGGATATTTTTTATTAATATAGGTTCTGATTTCTGACAGTGTATTGAACTGCTCTTTTCCCGGATATATTCCGGTATATGGTGTATTTACCATAATTCCGACTTCTGGAAGCACTGTATAAGTGTAATTGTTTTTGTACAGCCATTTTTCAATAGCTGCGGATGCGGATTTTTTTCTTTTTAACATTTTCGTTTCCTCCCTGGTTCCATTTTAGGTTTATTATTTCCATTATTTACTTATAAAAAGTAACGATCTGTATTACAATCCGTGTAGCAGATTATTCTCTTTTATAAGCAAATAATTTCATGTGTCTACTTTTTCAGTCCGGCGTGATACTTCCAACGCTGGGGAACATTTCGCTGCACATGGGATTGTTAAAGCGGCTATCCTTCCGCTGTATTTTGTTATAGTAAAATTAAAAAGGCATAAAGCCTTGATAATTTAATAAGACTTTACACCTTTTAAACAGTTACAATTTTATTCTTCTAATGCTTTTTCTATTCTTTCATTGTCTTTCCTGAGATATTCCAGAGCTTTTTCTGTATTTCCATTTTCCAATGCTTCTATTACAAGATCATTTAAAAATTTGTCTTTTCGCAAGCTGTCTTTATATTGCATATCAGTTGGCATCTCATAAACCTCCATACTACATGTACCCCCTTTTTTTTGTTTGTACTATAATTATAGGGGAAATTTCCGAAGGTGTAAAGCCTTATTAAATTGTCAAAGTGCTATAATAATAAAAGTTTATAAATAAACCTTTTCGTTAATACAAATATATCATACCTATAATTATATGTCAACTATTATTTTTATTTATTTACGTTTTCGTTTATTTAATGATGTAAAAAAAGCACTATACAATTTGTACAATGCTTTACTCGACCTTATTTCCGTTTTTCCAATAAAATCCCGATCTATATTCACAACCTAATGCAGAAGCTATTTTTTTGAAATCTTCATCTGAAAATTTTCCTGTTTTGATTCTTTTGTTCAACGCCTGAGGACTCATGTTTAACCTATTTGCAAGTTCCGCTTGTGTTATCCCTGCAATATCAAGCGCAACCATTATTTTCTGTTGTATAGTAATTTTTATCACTCCCTCCATTTTTACTCTTATTTTATCATGTTTTGCTTTTCATGTACAGCCCTTTTAATTAAGGGCTGCGCAAGTGTTTTCATATGTAAAGCTTCCGTATTTCGTTCTAATATGGCTCATATCCATTTCTTTTTTCTTCCTGAAAAAAGTATTTTTTGAGTCTTTTTCTTCTCTAAAATACCACATTTTTTTCTTTCCAGAGAATTTCAATCCGATCTCTTTTAGTGTTTGTTTAATTGGAAATGTATTTCCGGAAACCCATATCCAGGAACCGCATATTTCCACTTCTATTCCAGGAATCGTAGAAAGTCGGTTCATGACTGCCTGTAATACTGGGGAAATGTCAGCGGATGTATAATTTCTGGTTTCTCTGGTTTCTCTTGTATCCTGGCTTTCATCAAGTTCAATATCTGGCAAACTCTTTTCAAGTTTAGCATATTCTGCATTAATTTCTTGCATTGTAACAAGATCGCCGCCGTTATCAGGATGATTTATTTTCAGGAGTTTTTTGTACTCTTTTTTAAGCTCCTGTAAACTATTACATCCTCTGAAGTATTTCAATCTCATTTCGTGGTTCCTCCTTTGGGATCTTCTCTTGTGTGTTTTCATATTGTCAAGCCTGTAAACGTTGTTTGAACGCTCACAGGATCACAATACGAACTTTTAATACATTGCAAGGATTTTCTGAAAGTCAATACATCCTGTTTTCAGGAACTCATGAAAGATCATTAAAGCGTGTTCTGGATGTAAATCATAAATACGGCTTGTATTATAGGCTTTCATAATGGTTTCTATCACAGATGTACAGATATCATAGGTTACTTTTTTATTTCCCTTGTCAAGTTCCCTGTACATCATTTCTAACATAAATCCTTGTGTTTTAATTGGATTCATGTAAGGTATAAACCCGTCACGGATTGTTTCAAGAACTTGTGACACGCTTGTGATTTCAAGATTGATAGGTTTCATGTTTACGGCTTTAGTGCCGTATTTCTTTTCATTAGCGTAAAATTTAATTCTCATATTTTATTCTCCTTTTTTTTGAATGTATTTTTTAGTTACTTTTCTATAAAAAAACACTTGTATGGGATCATGAATCCCCGGGGACTGGCTGACCGTATACCCTTACAAGTGATGCATAATTTCAGGCGGTTTCTGGAATGATTCCAGGCGTTGCCTGATTTTTGCTGTATGTATTTAGTCGTTTACGTCAGACTTGCAGACGGCAGCTTTTAAAGTTTACAGTTTTTAACCTTCTTCCTTCTATGGGGTACGCCATTGCAATTTTGTTTTTATCCTGTCGGAAAATTGCGAAACCCTTTCAGCATTTAAACTCTTACCCGGTTATTTCATTCAGGCCGTTTTTTGATCGGATACGGTCAACCGAACTTTTTTGTATGATGAGCCTGTCACCTGGCAGTCGCATTAATTGTTATTTTTATTATAGTAGGGTTATTCTATGCCTGAACCGTCCCCCACTTTTTGTTACTCAATTTGGACATCACATTCTGTTTTGACCATTTTTCAGATCAGGATTTTTGACTATCCTTTAATAAAACAATGTTTATAAGTTACTTAAAATAAAATGACTTGCAAAAGCAAGTTATAGTTTGTAGTTCCTATGTATTTGTTATCCCGCATTTTCTTGTGAGTACCTGTTTCTCACATTTGCGGTTTGGAGTTATTTAGTAAACCCCTATGTAAAACCTGATTTTTTGAGCTGTCTCATTTATTATAGCCCCGGTTTAAGATCACCCGGTCACCTTTTCTGGCAGATGACTTTGTTCCCCTATTACATCGACCGCCCCACATGGGCTTTTTAATCAATGGTTCGGTAAACGACCGTTTTAGTTGTAAAGGTTCATGGTGTGCGCTCTGGACTTATTAATTAATAGTTACGTTTTATTTTGGGAATTTTACACTTGACCAGTGAATAATGAAATGTTAGAATAGAATAAGCTAATCACTGTTAAAGTGTTTGGTGATATTTTGGTGTAAGACAGTTGTTTTCGTTGGTAGCGTTGGCAACTGTCTTTTTTTATCACCTTTTCCCTTGCTGTGATTATACTATATCATACGTTTTTATATTTGTCAACCATTTTTTGGTTATTTTTTCAATTTATTTTTGTTTGATAACTGCTATGCATTCGTAATCTATAATCTCAAGAATTTTATTTGCATCATCAATGGAAAAAGACTTTTTATTTAAGAATTTACTAAAATATTGATTTGTTATCCCCATTTTATCTGCTATAAAAGATTTTTTATAACCGGAATCATCAATAGCCTTTAAAACAGCTATTTTCAGATCATCGTTATTTTTTATATCCATGTTTCGTTTGCACCTCCCATATTAATAAGGAAATGATATCATAAAAACGAAAATATGTCTAACACTTCATTATTCACTTGTCAAGGTACTATTCCTGTGATACAATCTTATAAAGGAGTTTTACTTGTGAGGGCTGTTTTACCAGCCCCCTTGCCACTATGTAAGACTGTTTATGTATTCCCAGGCTTCATTTTCGGTCGGAAACTTAATGTTATAGCCCGGAATATACCAGTCGCCATATTTTAAATATGGAATCATGGCTGCACCTCCTTTATTTAATTGTTTGGGTTTTTGGTTTTTGCGGAACCAGAAACCCATTTTAAAATATGTATTTACCAACAGAACAAACGCCGTCTGGATTTATTGACGCTACCATGTTACGGTTACTCACAAGGATTTATTGATACTACCTTGTGGGTTGTCTCCCTTGCTGATGTAGATATATTAACATGGTTTTAACCATATTGCAATAGTTTTTTATGGTTTTAACCATATTTGTATATTATGTATAATTTTACATGACTATGGTTTTAACCATTTGTATATTATATACAATTAAGAGGATTGAATTTATAAGAGGATTGAATTTATGAGTAGTGATGCACAGAAAAACGCATATAAAAGATATAATCAAAAAAAGAAAACATTTAGTGCGGTTTATACACCAACTGATATGATTGAAGCGGAACGATTTGAAAAGTTTTTAAGCACTCAAACAATGTCAAAAAACGAATATATTAAAATGCTGATAAAAAGAGACATGGATAGTAAAAATGTACCTTATGCATAATAAATTTTAAATTTTATGGTAAACGTATTAAAAATAAAAAATAAAAGTAAATCAATTAAACATATAAAAAGAGGTAAAAAAGGAAAAGATTGTATTTATTTTAATCATGATAAATTAGCATGTAATAATAAAGTAAGTTTATGTTATGGTAAATTGTGTAAAGTATGCGATTTTTATGATGATACTGGTACTGATACGAAAAGCAATCATACAAATACCAATAACATTGATATAACAATACCTGATACACCTATACAGGCTTTTATACATGATATTTATAATACTGATAAACTGAGCAAGGATATCGGAACGCCCATACATACAGGATACTTGCATAGTAACGATGACAGACGGCATAAAAGTAGATGTATTTATTACAATAATAATATTTGTAAGTGTGGTAAAAGTGGATGTTATCTAATTAAATGTTATGGTAGTACGCATTGTATATTTTATGAGGATAAAATAAATGAGCAGAAAATATAAAGATATAAAGAAACAAAATAGGGGCTTGCCACTCCTGTTTTTTTTGTGTACTACTGTCCTATTTATTGATTAATTTACAGTTATTTTATATCTGTTTTACGTCTGATTTATACGTGTTTTTTATCTGTAAAGTGCCGATATTTCATGCATATTTTATCTGATTTGCTACAAAATTTTATCTGTTTTTCGTGTGAGTTTGTATCCTATTTTACTGTTTTTTACGTCCAGTTTTTATCTGATTCCGTGTAAATTTTATCTAATTTACAGTAATTTTTTACGGGATTTTTATAGGATTTTTACGGTAAAATGTATACTTTTTTGTCTGTTTTGATCGGAAATTTATACAGGTTTTTATATGGAATTTAAGCGGATTATATGGGGTTGTATGAGCTTGTAAAGCGTGTTATAGGACGGTTTATAAAGGCAGTTGTGACATATTTTATGAGCTGTAATAGCGTGTGTTATGAGGGTTAAAAGGTGAGATAAATAGGTATAGTTGTGGTAGTATAATGGGCGTTGTGGCGTAATATTATAGGTATTATACGAGGTATATAATAGCGTGTTAATAGGTGTATATTGGTGTAGTATAATGCATGGTATATAGTGTAGTGTATGGGAAGTGTGAAGTATATAATAGTAGTATTGTAACGTGTGTATGTTAAAGTGTATGAGGGCTGCTGAGGTGCACCAGGTATGAGAGTGTTAGGTATAGGTATAGGCGGTTATATGCGGTAAATAAGCGGTCGATAGTATCTGAAATATGTATTCAATAGGCGTGTAATGGGCGTGTAATAGGTATGATCTTTGTGTGATATTAAAAGTTGTCGGGAAGTGATCGGAAAAGTTGTCGGGAAAGTGTGTAAAGTGACCGCATTTTTGTGTGAAATTATGTGGTTTTTTATGTGTGGATAGTGGGTTTTTATGTGATTTCATGTAGATTTATGTGGTTTATGACTAAATATAGGTGGGTTTGTGTGGGATTTTTGTGGAGTTTGTAGGTCGATAGTATCTTTTTGATATCATTTTGATATCATTTTTTTCAAAAAATAATTAGAACCGATTAACTGTATACTTTGTACAATAACCTTTTTTTCGGAATCAGCCTGTACATAGTCTTATAAAAATTTTCAGAAAATTTTACAGCGGTACCGGGGGCGGTTTACCACTTTCCAGATCTTTTTTCGGCCAGTTTTTTTCAAAAAAAATTTGTATCTTCCGATCGTAAAAAATGTTACTTTTCACACGTTGGTAACATTTTTCTAGTTATGTAAACTATGATGTCAGGTGCTTTTTCGCCTAGAAAACAAGGTAAAACGGGGGTATAATTACATGTCTGGCAATCCGATAACAGAACATATGTTCCCATTGTGTTCCATTCGCTACATACTCAATTTTCACATCACTCATCTCCCCTACCGCCATTCCTACCACCCCCTTACCACCATTTCACCTACCACTCCACCAATTTTCTCACCACAATCCGCCAATTCCCTTAGAATATTCAGACAATTTGTTTCATCCCATTTTTTATGCAACATGCACAAAAATTTTTGTACCAAAAACCTTAAAAATACTCTCTTTTCTCCTTGATTTCAAGGCAAAAAGTACATTCGTAAAACTCCAGATTACAAACAAAAACTACCAAAAAACTTTAAATTTAGCACGATTTTCCTTGATTTCAAGCGAAAAAAAAGTGATTTCCAGAAACCTAATAGATTTTACTACCAGACACCTAAAAATCACCCTGCTTTTACCTGTATCAAACATTATTTTCAACTCAAATATACAGTTAAAATTAACAAATAATTCACTGATCAAACTACCATCCGGACACCACTATTTCACACTCCACCCCTTTATTTTACATTAAATCTAAACCATATCACATATACCCTATTACAATAAAAATTACACCCGATGTCTTAATTCATAAATCACCGTAAACCACATGTTTACTGATCACATTGCTCCCACTCACTACTTACCAATACCCACAACTCCCACTCTCTCACTGCCACATTATTTCGCAAATCTCCTATAATTCAAGAGCATTTTATTACCAGCCCACATAATCTCACTTTTACCGTATATCCAAATCATACTTTTACCCAAACATTCTTGATCACTTACATTTCAATCGTAATTCAAAAATATTCGTAATTTCATTTCTCAAATTTATACTTCACACAACTACCAGATCATATACTCCAACACAAATTTTTCTAACCCCTATCTTATATCCAGAGATTTATTTTATATCTATAAACCGTGCTACAAAAATACACACCTAATATTCAGTAACTGCACAAAAGTGATTTTTTAACCAATCACTTTTCATCAAATTACGAACTCACAAAATCATATCAGAAAATACATATCCAAAACCACCCTATCGCAGCAATAAAAAACAGCAAGCAAAATTATTTACTCGCTGCATATATTAATCATTTCATAAATTCGATCATTTCACTGGGCCATCCATAACGCTATCTCATATTATTTTAAGCTGCATCCTATGTCAATCAATTCTTATATATACCACTGTAAAAATCCTTACCCTAAATCCTTGGCTTTCTGACAACAAAATCGACCCTATTTTCGATTCTACCATATTAGCCTTACAATTTATCACCTGATGGCACAGAATTGATTTTAGCCCCTAAAAACTCATTTTTTTATAAGTACACTGTGTTCCATAAATATTCTCCTTATCGATCTTGATCACATCTGGTAATTTATCATTTGTTTTTGCTATTTATCATTCTTCTATTCTGTGCTATAGTTTACATTATAAAATCATTACACAATACAGGAGCTTACTTTATGGATAGTAACAACAATTCTGCAGCACCTATTATCTCAAAAGGTAAATCCGATCTTACCAAAATGGATTGTCCGATCAACATTGCATTAAGAAATATTAAGTCCAGGATCTGCTACTTTAATGAAAATAAAATATGGTGTTCTATGTCTATCGAAGACGCAGAACATTATTTAAAGGGAATTAGTAAATACGAGAAAAATAATCAGTTATATATGAGTACGTCACTCCGGGAATATTTCAATGTATCAAATATAGTTTATATATTAATCACTATAAGTAAAATGTCTGAAGGTGATTCATGGTCTAAATTTATTGAAATCTATAACCAGGTAGAATATAAACAGAGAGAAAAACCCAAAAACTTAAATCGTTTTATTACCAAAATAAATCGTCCTGTATTTGAGAGATTTCCGGAAAACACTAATCAAAAAACTTTTGATATGATACGAATAGATGTAAATATCATAACAAATCATATTCCAGAAATCATGGGAAACTTATCATTTTCTCAATATATAAAATCTCATTCTAAAGAAATCAAGAAACTTGTTTTGTGTAAAATAGAAAAATCTATTCAGTTTCATACCTACGGGATACCAATAACATTTTTGAAATTAGAGTCTGCAATATATCACCGTAATCTCTCATTGATAGAATTTATTTTTACATTAAAAGAAATTCCCGATAAATAACAAACTTCTCAGATATCAATTTTATATTGGTATCTGTTTTTTATATCCTTATAATTTTTGATTCTGGTACGTCTACTATAATCTCATATTCACCTCTTCGTAAATAATATGATAGAACATTATTTTTGGATATTTTAGCTTTTACAACATAGCCGTTTTTATTCCATCTATTTGCAAACCATTTTGCCATTTCGAAATTTGTTGTCCAGGAAATACCATTTGGATTACTTTTATTTCCTACACCTCGGTATATATCAATTATATCTGGTAACATCTGATAAGCTTCGTATTCATCTTTATCCATAAGTATATGTTTATCTGCATCTTCAAACCATTGTATTAATTCTTCTACAGAAACATTTACGTCCGTATTAGGATTTTCCGAACAAATCCATATGTCAGGTAAAATTTCACTTCTATCATGAATTGATAAGTATGGATATACGTATTTGTAAAAAGTTAATCTGTATGATTTTCTTACAAGATGAAATATCTGATGAACATATTACGATTGATCTATTTTCTTTTCCATTTGTAGAAGTATGAACTGAAGATCTTTTTTGTTTTCTACAATATTAAATATTTTATCTTTTGTTTCACTTAAAATAATACCATTTTCAAAAAATGGATGTACAACAAACATTGGAGAAAGATCAGTTATAATTATCTTCATGTACAAAAAATCTTTTGCAATTTTTTTGATTTCATAAATATTTGTGTGATTCATGTTTTTGCCAAACCTTAAACTTAAATTAATCATTATAGAGAAAGGTATAAATATCATAACACTGAAGAATTAAAGTGTAAACCATACAATAAAACTAGAAATTGTATATATATGAGAAAGTATATAACAAAAAAAGAATCAAGACAAAGAATAACTACTTATGTAGATAATGCAAACATTTTTGCTTATCAAATATATTACAGAAAGAAAGGAAAAATTATGACAACAAACAAAAATGCAAATCAAGAAAACATCCAATTACAAAATTCACCTACTTCAGAACCAAAACAATCGGGTCACTCTCTTCTACTGTCACATGAAGTATCAACACCTACTATAACAGATGATAAAAATGTCAGTCTGGAAGAAATAATCAAAGAAAGAGTTTCTGTAGGTATGGTAATCAAAAATTATAAGCAACTATGTCAATTATTGGATCTTCCGATTTTGTCAGGAGGAAATGCAAAACAAGCTCAGATTAAAAACTTAAAATGTTATATGGATTTTGAGAAATCAGGACAGAAATTTATTATCACTGACATATTTGATACTCCACTGACTATAAATGACCAAAGAAAGCTTGGAAATAATTCTATTTATGTAAAGTACATAGAAGTAATTCTACTACAATACTTATCAAAACAAAATGGATTTACGAGTACATTAAATAAAGTTGATTGGTGGAGATTATTAGGTTTTATAAATGAGAAGTATAAAAATACACCTGATAAGGAACTTGAAACACTTGATTCGTCAATCACTCCATTTGAAATTAAAATGTTTTACCAAAGATGCAATACTAAATTAGAACGTATATTGTTTTCCGCACTAAATAATTTAAAAAATAGAAAGCTAATAATATATGAACTTCAAACAGTAATCACTTATAAAAATATAAATGGTGAAATAAAAAGCTTTGTTGCTGATGACGATGAAAAAAAGAAAATTCTTGAAATAGAAAGATATGTACTAAAGAAAGAATTGAAATTAGAGAATATGTTTCAAGTGTATTGGTCTAACAAACAAGCTACTTACTATAAGAGAGTTCAAGAATTATTGGAATATTATTACAAGTGGTCAGGTTATTATAAGCAAATCAAAATCATCTATGTAAAAAAAGATGTTATTGAAGAATTATCAGATATAGAATTGAGGTTTCAACAAACACAATTAAATGGAAAAATTGTAGATGCGTTAAATACCAATTCAATAAATTCATATAACAAAAAAATGATCGAGTTTAATAACAACGAAGAGAATTATAAAAATCAGATATGGGGTGAAACAAACAGTGTTGTACAAAATGAAAATCAAACATGGAAATACCCACCTACATTTATTAAATCTCAAAATATCTTAACTGAAGAATTAGTAAGAATAGGACATGAAAATATTGTTTTTAATTCTGATGATTTTATAAAAAGTAATTTTGAAGAAAACATAACTCCGTCATTTGATAAATGGTAATGTTGCGTGTCTATAAAAAATGACCATTTAAACGTAGATAATATATATTAATATTTAATAGATTTTTAAATGGTCATTTTTTATAACAGTAAAAGTTGACCATTTAAAAGGATATATATATTTAAATATATATTATTATATACATTTTAAATGGTCAACTTTTAATAATTTCACGCAAGCCACTTCCGTTTTGTGTCGTTTAGACACAACGGAATGGATTGTGTGACAGGTCGTGGAATTGCGAGCTTGCGAAGCAATTACATCTACCTGATCAGCTGCCAGCAGGCAACAGTAATTCTTTTTTATCTTCATAAAAATATCTACTTATATATTTTATAAATATAAGAAATAAAAAGTCTTACTCTAGTGGGATACCCACACCCTTTATCAAATTCCTTACTTTGTCTTGCTACGCAATCCAAACTTCGGAATTTGTGTTGCATTGTGACTTCATATTGCTATCGCAATATTCCAGTCCCAAAACAACAATTAATATTTACTTACTTTAATTTCAGATTTTTCACCCCCCTTTTTCTATATAAATTATATAGGAAATGGGGGGATATAAAACAAGTTAAAACATATTTTGTGAAAATGGAGGTACTAATATGAAACAAATTTTATTAATGAAAAAAGAAATATATAAAAAATTATCAGGACATGAATTAGCAATTTATTGTGTCTTGTTGTCTTTTTTAAATCCAGATGATTATATTTTATATGTGCACACAGAAATAATTGCATCAAAAATAAAAAATACACTGGTTGAAGAGAAACATTTTTTAGAATCTACAAAGAAGTCTCTTGAATCTTTAATAAAAAAACTTTCACTTACAATTATTGAAGTTTCTAATAACAAAAAGAAATATATTTTGGACTGTAGAAATTTATATATAGACATTAAATCCGATCAGTATATAAAAATATCAATACAAGATTTAAGAACTATTTTAGATGAAAATAATGTAAACAAATTTTTTTTATTGAAATACTATGTATACCTCTGTGATTTAATTTTAGAACATGATAATTCATCTATTTTAAAATCAAAAAATGAAATATCAATCAAGATTCCCATACATCAAATATCAAAAGAAATATCTTTGAATGAAAAAACAATTTTCGAATACAATAAAATTTTAAAGAAATTGGGATTGAATTACATAAAGAATAGAGAAATATATTTTAGCAACAATTAAAATATTATAAACCAATGATAATTCTGAAATACAATACAGAATCAATATAAGTAACTAAATAACTCATCATTATATCTTATAGTACAGTAACACAATCATATGTCACAAATTAATTTATGATTCACATGTAGAAAGGATACAATATGAGACTATTTAATAAAAAACAAAAACTAAAAAAGAAAAAGATATTTAAGGAGGCACTTAAAAATGCAAACAACAAACAAATTTATCAAATCAAAACGTAACTACAAATCTTCTGTCAGCTATTGTGAACCAGTTATCCTATCAAGAGAAAGTTTACATAGAACATATTCTGGAAGAATTTATGAAGGTGATTTCTCACCTGTGTATAGCGAATATCATACGATGAAAGGCGTTACAAATAGAATTGCCCAAAATTTTCGCTTTGACTTTTATTGTGAAAATTCAGAAAAGAAAAATATCGAGAACAAGAACAGAATGAAGAATAAACAGAATGAATAAAACACATATAAGATATTTTAAGAAAGCAAAATATGCAGCTTCTATTTCTGATTATCCCAAAATACATGTGGGATGCATTGCCGTATATCACGGAAATATTATAGGTATCGGATGTAATACAAATAGAACTCATCCGATGCAAAAATACTATAATCACTATAGAACAATAGATGACGAATCATTTAATGATTCAGAGTATCTTTTACCAAAATTACATGCGGAAATTAATTGTATCAATACTATACGTCATTTAGATATAAATTTTCGTAAGGTTAAATTATATATCTATCGAATATGTAAAGATCGTCCGTATGGAATGTCACGCCCATGCCCTTCCTGTATGGCTGCTATTAAAGATCTTGGCATACGAAACATTTACTATACAACGGACGATGGTTTTTCACATGAGATCATAAAAGAAAATAGAGAAGATATTAAATATAAATATGCTGCATGACAAATTTACAGAAAGGAAATTAAAGATAATGAGATGTAACATCTGTGGACGTATAGATCACTGTGTACCATCTTGTCCAAATTATAATCAAGACATTGATGGACATAAATCGGAATACTATTGCGACTTTTGTGGTTCTCCTATTTTACCTGGAGATTTTTATTACAAAAACTATCGAGGCAACTATATTCATGCAGAATGTATATCATCTGTAACACCAAAGCAATTATTAAATTGGATTGGAGAAGAAATGAAAGTTATGAACAACGAATGAATGGAGTGAATAATTGAGTGAGAAATGAAACAGGTAACCAAGTTGAAAATATTAACTTCGACTATTCTACATATGGCGATGGAAAAGCAATTATAGAAATCTTAAACATAGGGTTTGAACCGCTTCTACTACTTGATGAATATAAGATTTATAAAGAGATTGGAAATCTAAAATATTTACGGAATGGTATTTTACGAACATTAAAATTTATAAACAGTAAATTGCTATATATTGATGAAGATGACTGTTATTACAAATGGCTTATGCATCACAAATTATGTTTAGAAGAAAAATTGGACTTTTACAAGGAAAAAGAGAAATACAAAGAACAAATATTTAGATCACTGATGCAGCGCAATAAAAGTAAAACAAGAAAAATATACAGTAACAGAGATTTTAAATCTGAAGAACAATTTAGAAACATTGCGATTTTTGAGAGCGATCTAAATAGATGTTTTGGTTGTAAGGATATGGAGCATAGTGATGATATTATCAGTGTTGTAACATACTATACAGAGATCTTTGACTCAATCATACACAATGGATTTGATTATAAGGGAAGACATTTCGTATTCTTTACTGCTGGTGCAGGCCAAACACGATGCAAGAAAAGTACGTTTGTAAACGAAAAACTGCTTGATAAAAATTTCAATCGGTTATTCTGTGGTCTAACACCTGAAATCATAAATGAGCAAGGTGGTATGAATACAAATAAATATTTAGCTTACACCAGTTTATGTCAAACGAATACAGAGATTTGGAAGAACTTTAATATTGATCGTGCAATTGTTGTGGATGATATTGAATATAACATACCTGATCAACAGGTGCGTTACATTTATACAGAATCTCCAGACGATAAAGAACAAATGAAGTATCTACAAGAAGAAATTGAAAGATGTAATGAACAGCTAAAAGAAATCAAAATTAAAAAGCAGAATCGTCCAAGAGGTTTTAAACGTCCACAAACAGAGATTATGGAAGAACGTAATATTCAGAATCGTAGAAAGGCACTTCGAGAAGATATACAGGAATTAAAATCAAAATATCACAGATCAGAAGTTAGAACGATGCCTGTTACTATCCCATTTACAGATGGGTTTGGGATATCGCTAAGAAAAATAGAATCTTCTATGATTCGATTGCCGTTTATAAAAGGTCTTATCGCTTATTGTCCAAGGCGAGCATTTGTAGATTGGTGTTCTGCCAATTCTATTCCCATTCATAAAGTAGTTGATATTTATGGTAAATCATACTCTATTAATGAAATAGATTATATATTTACAAAATCTCAATTTAAAATGTGGAAATATTATAACAACGTGTTAGATGAAAATGGAAACATCATCAAAACAGGTTGGGAAGTTTATAAAGAAAATTTCAAAAAGTATGGATGTGATGCCTGCAGATGTAATGTAGAGCGTGGCGTTAAGCTTAACAGTAAAACAAATTACCAAGTGCTTCAGACATTAACAACAGAAATGACAGATGACGATATTCTATCTTTGGCCTCATATGATATTAACTGTTTAAATGGAATTGGCCGCAATGTCCAATGTATGTTAAATGTTCTGGGCGCAAACGAAAAGAAAAATGACCACATGAACTGGCTTCAAAAATCACTGATACTATATCCTGAAATGTTAAAAGATTTTTATGTAAAAACGCTATTGAAAAATACGAAAGATAGCATGATTAAAAATTTCAGAAGCGGTAAATTTAGCATCAACGGAGCCTACGTGTTTGCGATACCTGATACGTTAGCATGTCTGCAATATTGGTTCACGGACATGGATAAAACAGACCTATCAAAATTTGGATTTGTTAAAGATGGAAATGTGTCATGCAGATTGTTCCAGAATCAAGAAGAGCTGGACTGCCTACGATCTCCTCATTTGGATCATGCTCATTGTATCAGGAAAAATCAGATCAACGATAAAACAAAGACTTGGACGAAATCAAATGGTATTTATATTGGTATGCAAGATATTATGAGCAAGTTGCTAATGTATGATAATGACGGCGATAAGTTATTGGTACATAACAATAAAACAATTATCAAGTGTGCTAAACAATATCAACGAAAACATGGAATGATTCCTAACTATTATGATATGCCAAAAGCAAGCCCTGAGTTAATCAGTTCTGATTCACTATATAACGGAATTGTAATGGCGTACCACCACGGAAATATTGGAACGCCTAGTAATGAAATTACAAAGATATGGCAGACATTGTCTCCAGATAGTACAGAAGAAGAAATTCAACATGCAATTAATGTCATCGCACTAAGATGTGCAGATGTCAACTTCACAATCGATTACGCCAAGACGCTATACAAGCCCACTATTCCAAAAGAGATATTGGAACAGTACAAAGTGTATAGCGGAAAGAAAGTACCACATTTCTTTATTTATGCAAAAGGCAAGTCAAAAGACAATGTAGAAGAATTAAGTAATTGCAATATTGACCGCATAAGCAATGTAGTAAAAAGTAATCGAATCGTATTCAAAGATTTGTTAGGAAAATATTCTTATAAAATTCTAATGAGCAATCCATATATTGATATCAAATCTGAAAAGGCCCAAGAAATTATAAATCTTTACAGAGAAATAGAAAATGTAAACCTAAGAAGATTATCTCATACAGATTGGGACAATATTGATTTTTGGGAACAGAAAAAAATATATTTACAAATTCAGTTTGATTCTAATAAGCAAAGAAAATTATTTACTGACCTGATTGGTATGCCAGAGGAATACATATCAGATGTATTGGTAAAGGCTTTGCAAGATGATGTAAACAAAGATACTCTTTGGAGATTATTTGGAGAAATCATTTATCACAATATCGAAATAAACCTTAATGGCACTAAGATATGTAAAAAATGTGGAAATAGATTTCAGTATGATCCATCTTCCATTGGTAAACCAAACAGTCTATGTGCTAACTGTAGGAGCCAAAATCAATTGAAAAAATACAGAAAATACAACCAAAATAGATGATACGAATTCGGATTTTGCATCTTTTTTAATTAAGGTGGTTGTTAGACACGTCTAATGTTCCTCATTTTCGCCTTGTTTTCTAGGGTTTTTGTCAAAAAATCTTGGTATGTAAAAAAATGAGAAAACGGACATATGGGGAGGCGGTAAAATCAAACTTGTAAAAATAATACAGAACATCTTTGCTTTTACTCTCCCACGTCTTAAACATATACCGGTTTGTAAACGAATCAAATCGCTACCTGAAAATAAATATCAGTCGCCGTTGGTGTGAGTCATTACAGGGTAGGTTCCTGTACCACTGACCATGGAGAGACATGGCGGATAACTACCGCCCACTCTCCTTTTGAAAAAATTGTAGACGAATAAAATATTAAGTTAAGGAGAATACTATGGGCGAAATTATTGATTTTAGAACAAATGAACATAACATCAAAACTATTACATCTTTGGAAATTGCGGAAATGATGGAAATATCACACAAAGAACTGTTAAGAAAGTTAAATGGATCGGCAGATAGAAAAGGAATTTGCACTATTCTCACTGAGCACCAAATGGTTCCCAGTGATTATTTTATTCCGTCATCGTACAAAGATGCTAGTGGTAAAGAAAATAAGTGCTACTTAGTTACCAAACTTGGATGCGATTTTCTGGCAAATAAATTCACAGGTGAAAAAGGTGTGCTATTTACTGCAAGGTATGTCAAACGTTTTGATGAAATGGAACAGGCACTTTCTAATCCTTATAGTCTTCCAAGAACATATAAAGAAGCACTTGTTCAGTTGTTAGAACAGGTTGAAGAAAAAGAAAGACTTGCACTGGAAAATAAAGAAATGAAACCAAAAGTAGAATATCATGATAATGTACTTAATAAAAGCGATCTTATCACTACTACAGTTATTGCTAAAGATCTTGGATTAAGTAGTGCAGCAAAACTCAATCAGGTCATGTATGCAAATCGTATCATCTACAAAGGGCCATTTGGATCATGGTGTCCTTTTGCTGAATATGAGTGGTTAATTAAAGAAGGATATGCTGATTATAAGAGTTATGCAAAAGAAAATGCAAAATTATGTCTCAAATGGACAGAAAAAGGTAGAAAGTGGATTATAGATAATTATAATGAGTGGGTCAGGAACCTACTCAAAGATTAAAATATATAGTGAACAAGAAAGGTATCTAAATAAATGGAAACTAACTCAAGTATTTATTTATTATTTTTTACGATTATCATGGCATACATTATTTTGTCTGTTATTGCAGACATGATGTTATTTGACAAACTAGGAAAGAAGAAATGGCTTGCTATAGTACCTTTTGTAAGTGAATATATTATATTCAAATCTTTTTTAAAAACAAAAGAATTTTGGATATTTATGCCATCATATATTATATATTTAGTTTGTTGTAATTTTAATTTAGAAAGTAATGTATTAGTCTCTATATTATATTTAATATCTTTAGCTATAGTAAGTATAATCATAGTAGATTTATACGATAAAATTTTAAAATGTTTTGGGGCAAATACATTATATTCATTTGGACTCATATTACTGTATCCTGTATTCATGATTTATCTCATACGTAAATATGAGCTTAAAGATGAAATGAAAAATAAATTATCTATAAAAAATCAGTAAAGTAAAATTGGAAATGGAGTGTAAGAAAATATGGTATTAAAAGAAGCTTATCGTTATCAGAAATTTTTAGCAGGATTGATTCATAGTGCTGAATATTATCTGTATAAAAAAGAATTTGTCACTACTGTCGAACAGTATCATGAACGTAAGAAATCCAATCCTGATGCGGAAAATGAGACTGTTCAAAAAGAGAACCCAACAAAATCATCTGTTGATTTTTCTGTAAATGATTTGTTAAGATTTATACCTGAACTGTTAGAAGAAAAAGAAAACTTATCTATTGCAATTAATAAAGCAAAGAATACAACAGAAATTGATATTGATGCTTCTCTGTCAATGAATAAGCAAAAACAGGAATTCATCAGAGTATTAAATGATATGAATTCAAAGAAATCTTGCGAAAAGACAATTACTGGAAAAGGATATAAGTTCAATGTTAATAATGAGCAGGTTCCATATATCTATGATGTTGTAGAAAAGACAACTATTGACTTTGATAGAAACACAGTAAAGGCATTGATTAAAAAATATTCAAAAGAAACAGATCATGTATCTACGATACTAGACAGAATTGTACTTACTACACAGGTGGACTTTGATCCAAAGTATGATATCAACGACACATTAGAAGAATTACTGGTACGTGAATAACGTACCAGGCTGATGTGTGTTAGTAAAGAGTTATAATATAGATTATCAACCGTTTCAGATGCAGATGAAATATAATGCTGCAAGGCAGATATGCCATAAATATCATCAAACAACGTAAGTATGTCAAATACATAATTTTAGATGACTGTGCATTAAAATGGTAAAAACAAGTATTGGTTTTAATGCGATATTTATTAATCTTAAAAGTATCTCGCAAAAACGTAAATCACTATTTTGCCGCAAATCGATATTCGTACATTCTACAGCACATCAACTCCATAACACAACATAACACAATATTAATAATCGCTTCGTTACTCGTTTTGGGCGTGTGAAAACACGCATATTAAACTCTGATTGAGTGTGTATTCGTACACACATTTTTAATTCTAATTTAGATATTATAAAAAGAAGAACAAATTATAAAGTATGATGCTGTCATATTAATCTAATTTGAATATCAACATTTTGGATTTGTATTGATGGTTATAATAAATTGGTTGGATCTGTTTATAACTCTTTGTGTCAATATATAAGGCTTCCACTATTACTGTGGAAGTCTTTTTGGTGCATAGCTCAATTGGTAGAGCAATTGACTGTTAATCAAAAGGTTTGTAGGTTCGAGTCCTACTGTACCAGTTACTCTCCCATTTCATATCGGATATGGGAAATAAAAATGAAAGGTGTGAAATTTGTTTGATTCAGATTTCCAAAAGAGAAGCATCCATATTAAACGAAAAATACGGAATCAAATATGGTGAATATGGAATCAGTCATACATGCAGTTGTCACAACAAGCGAAAAACATATTATTTATGTACAAGCTATCAGAATATGACTGTATATAACGAAATGAAAAATAAGTAAAGAATTATAAGAAAGGCGGTATGCGTTATCGCTAAGAAAAAGAAAGAAAATAGTATATGCTTTGTGGGACAAAATGCAGATGATGTAACAGGAAGCTGTATTTATGTTACATTTTGCGGAAAGAAAATATTATTAGAATGTGGACTGTTCCAGAATAACAATTATTTAGATTCGTACAATATTAATTCTGAAAAGTTTTCTTTTAAACCATCTGAGATAGATTATGTGTTTGTATGCCACACACATGTTGATCATATCGGATTACTTCCAAGATTAACAAAAGAGGGATTTATTGGAAAAATAATTGCCTCACATGCAACAGCTCAGTTAATGAAACCATTACTATATAATTGTGTATTTATTTTAGAGAGTGAAGCAAATGTTTTGTCTTATAAATATAAGCGAAACTACTCTCCTATCTACACAGAAGAAGATGTTCGGAATACTTTAAATCTTATTTATGAATATGATGATTTACACAAAATTTATGATTTAGATGATGTTGTTTCTTTTCAATGGTATGAAAATAGTCATTGTGTAGGATCACGACAACTACAGCTTATATTAAGAGATAACAATGGTGTACGTCAGTCAATTCTTTATACTTCCGATATTGGATCTTTAAATACTAAAAATCACTATCTTAAAGACACGGAAATCCCTACTGAATTTAATCGTATTACAATTATGGAATCAACATACGGTGAGCCTGGACGTGTAAATAAGAAAACACGTAAATTCGATTTAGAAAAATTAAAAACTGCTGTAGAGACTGTTATTGAAAGAGGTGGCAGTGTCATTATGCCTGCATTCTCATTTTCAAGAACACAGGAATTATTAACAAACCTATATCAAATTTTTCATGATACGGATTTTAAGTACAATATTATAGTTGATTCGATGCTCACATGTGATATATGTGATCTATATACTACTATTTTAAAAGATGACGATTTAGAACTTTGGAATAAAGTATGTAATTGGAAAAATGTTAAGTTTGTCAAAGAAAAAGAAGAATCCATATTTTATGTAAAAGATCATACGCCTAAAATTGTTCTAAGCAGTTCAGGTTTCTGTACAAACGGACGAATACTCTCCTATCTTCACGAATACCTACAGGACGAAAATAGTATGGTCATATTCTCTGGTTATACAGGAGCAGACAATTCTTATCTATCCTATCGGATAAAAAATTTCAAAGAAAACAAAGTAATTAAAATTAGCGGTGATCCCGTTGAAAACAAAGCTGACTGCATCAGTCTTGGAACATTTTCCAGTCATGCGAATAGGAATGAATTAATTGAGTATGGCTCAAAAATTAATACTGAAAAATTAGTGTTAGTACATGGTTTGCAAACCGCAAAAAACAGTTTAAAGGATGATTTAAAAACTGCAATTTCAAAACAGGATAAATCACACAAAGTAATCGTATCTTCAAAAGATATGGTTATCCATTTATAGAATATACAGAGAGAAGGGTTTATTATAGAATTTTTTGATGTTGAATTACCGGAAAATTTAGAAACAATGCAACTTCCAGATCCATCCATGGTCAATTATTGGAGACTTGCGGAAAACAGAATCTTTTATGTCGATTATGAAATCGATGAATCTATTATGGAGTTACAGCGAGCAATTTTATCAATCAATATTGCAGATGCAGGAAAATCCGTTAGTGATCGAAAGAAAATTATCGTTATGATTAATAGTCCTGGTGGTCTGCTAACCGAAACAATGAGTGTAGCAATGTCTATGGTTACTTCTGTTACACCCGTAATAACTGTAAATGTTGGAGCCGCTTATTCTGGTGGCGCACTGCTACTTCTAGCAGGACATGAACGTTATGCATTTAAGTATGCAAAAACAATGTTACATACAGGTTCTACTGGTGGAAATGCAGGAACTTATGAACAGACCGAAGCATATCAGAAAATGTATAAGAAAATGGTTGATTGGATGGGTGAATATATTTTAGATAGATCCACTATTGACCAAAGAACCTTTAACAAAAATAAATCAAAAGATTGGTATATGGATAATGATGACTGTATCAAGTACGGAATTATTCATAGTGAGATTACCAGTCTGGATGATATTGTGAAATACGTAAAATAAGAAAAAAGGAAAAATGACAACAGAAAAAGGAGAAAATAAAATGGCAGCAAGCAAATTAAAATTTAATAGAACAATCACAGATAAACTTACAGTAAAAGGAATGCTTAACGAGGAAGGTACTGCTATCATTTATGAAGATGAACTTGGAGATGATAAAGAGGCAAGAATTTCTGATTTGCTTAATGCCTTCAAGAATTGTAATATTGAATTCTCAGTAGGTATGAAAAGCGATGAAGCATTAGATGTAATCCATTCCGAAAATACTGACGAGGAGTGATCTTTTAGTTGACGACATATAAACGGTACGAAGGAGAAACTGAAGATCAGCTTCTCTTTCGTATAGGTAATGATAAAGAAAAAATCGGAACATGGCCCGAAGTTGCAGATATCTTAAACCAACTTACGGGACATAATTATGATTCTAGTGCTTGGAGAAAACGATATACTGCTTTTCAAAAAATGCTAGATGCAAACAAAGATAAAATAATCACATCGAAAGCACAGTTAGATGAAATTGATGAGAAAAAACGAGAACTGGAACGTCTTAAAATACAGTTTAGAGATGAACGTAATGCATGGCAAAAGCAAAATTATATTGATGCAAGGGTAGAACAAAAACTTGATTTCTTAGAAAGCAAATTAGAGGATTTTGGAAAAATAAATTTTTCACCTAATCGGCAAACTCATGTATCAAGTAACAATGATTTAATTATTCAGCTGAGTGATCTTCATATTGGACAGTGTTTTAAATCTGTATGGGGTGTATATGATACAGCTATTGCAAAAAAAAGATTAAATAAATACCTAAACAGAATTATTGAAATTAAAAATTTGCATTGTTCTGAAAATTGTTTTGTTGTGTTACAAGGGGATCTGATCTCAGGAAATATTCATAAGCAAGTACAAATTACAAATAGAGAAAATGTTATTGAACAGATTAAGATTGTATCTGAAATGATAACATCATTCTGTTATACTCTCTCATTACATTTCTCAAATGTATCTTTATATAACGTATCTGGAAATCACTCAAGAATTGACCGTAAGGAAGATGCTCTTCACGATGAACGTCTGGATGACCTTATTGGATGGATTGTAAAAAAATCCTTAAATCATATTGAAAACATTCATGTACAGACTGGAAGTTCGTTAGACACTGGTATTTGTAATATCAAAATTCGTGGATTAAATTATGTAGCTGTACATGGTGATATGGATTCTTTCACACGATCTGGTGTACAGAATCTTTGTACATTTCTAGGTTATATTCCAGAAGCAATTTTATATGGACATTTACACCGATGTTCTTTCGAAGAAGAAAACGGTGTGAAAATGGTTCGTAGCGGTTCATTAGCTGGTGCAGGTGATAATTATACAATAGAAAAAAGAATATCTGGTAAACCGTCACAGATGGTTACTGTTTGTACAGATAACGGAATACAGTGCTGCTATCCTGTATATTTGTAAAAAGGGAAAAGTGAATATGGAAAATGTAGAAAATTTTGCACAGGAACTACCTGTCGTTGGAGATAAAGAAACTATTGATTTTATACAAAATGAAACAGGTATTGATAGAACAACTATTAAGAAAGTGCTGGATTCGGAAACAAACTTTCTTATTCTTCTAGGAATAATTCAACCAGAAGATGATACTGTGTCAGAATAATATACAAAGTAGTCTGGTTTAGGACAAATCAGATTGTGTTAGATTTATTGGAGAATTAATAAATGAAAAAGAATGATTTATATAGAAAAATAGCTGAAGAAACAGATAGATTTATTGCTCAAAGAAAAGAAGAAGGATTTTACTCACAGCAGGTTGTTGAAGATGTTATGAATGCTTTTACAAATGTTGTATATAGAGAAGCAAGAAAAGCACCTGATGACTCTGTTAAAATTCCTCTTCCTGGAATTGGAAATTTTTATAAGAAACATATTCCTGAAAAATCTGGAATATCAAGACTTCATGGAGAAAAGAAATGGGTAAAACCAGCACATGATAAGCTTTGCTTTAAAATTTCACCAGGTTCGAAAGAACTCTAAAGAGGTATCAAAACATGAAAGAATTATTTTATAGTGATATAGAAGATTTATGTCTGGATGTATCTGAGGTGCATGATAAACTTTGTGAAAATGATAAAGATTATTTTGGTATAACCATTGTTGCTAAGTATGAAATTGCAAAACAGGTTATTTCTGAACTTGTATATTATGATTATAAATTGGACTATATCGAACTTGAAAGTCCGGATATAGATTGTTATGAAGACGAATTTTATATAAGTGTAAATTCTGATGGAGAAATATGCTGTGAGAAAGCAAAAAGTAAAGATGGAATTTATCTTGTTTATGAATGTGGCATTGTGTTAATCCACGAAGATTGCAATTCTAAAATTTTAGAAAAAATTCGCAGTGATTATAAACCGATGATTTTTGTATTATCTGATGATTGTGACGAAGATAAGGAATACTGCAGAGATTGTGAAGATCGAGAAAAATGTGATTTGGAAGATAAGAATGATAGGTATTTTCCAGTTAAACTTCCTGTAGTTATGGATAATGAAGACGATAATACAAAATGGTTTTCGTTTCATAAAAATGAAGATGGCAAATCCATAGACATCTCATTACATGTAACGGACAACATCAAACAAGACGAATTAAAATATATTTTTGATAATCTGATTTATATTTAATTATAAAATCATACATGTTTCACTACTGTAGGTGGAAACATCTACAGTAGTATATCAAAGCGCAAAGGGAGTGAGAAAATGGCGCATGTAACTAAAGTTAAGTATTTTACAAAAGATAAGGAAAAATACATTAATCCTGATAACTGGAAAAAATATCAGAAATATTTACAATCTAATATTATCAAAAACCAAGATGTAAAAGATACTACATACAAAAGATACACTGGGCTGTTTCGTCATTTCCTGATGTGGCTCGGAGAAAATTACGGTGATATTGGATTATATTCTGATGAATTTATGGATAATGCAGTAGACATTATGGAGGGATACATACTCTTCTGTCAAGAAACATTAAAGAACCATAAAAAAATTATAAATATGAAAATATCTGCGGTAAGTTCGTTTTACATATGGTCAATGAAACGTGGTCTGATAAAATTTCATCCTTTTGATGGAAAACTTGATAGAATGAAAAAGGCAAATGAAGAAAAAGTAATCAACTCATACTTTTTAACAGAGGATCAAGTACAGACCATTAGAAGAGAATTATCTGAAAATGATGCATATACAATTCAGGATCAGATTTTGTTTGAAGTAAGTTTTGATTCCGCAAATCGTATTGGTGCGCTTCTACGCTTACAACTCTCTAAACTTGATTTAGACCATAATATGTTTAATGACATCAGAGAAAAAGAAGGTTATCGAACACAGGTTGTTTTTGGTGATACAGCAAAAGAATTAATTGAAGAATGGTTGGAAATGCGAAAAAATGACTACGATAATCTTCAAGTAGATTCATTACTTGTTGTCAAATATAAGGGTGAATGGCGACCTATGGGTGAGGATGCAATCAGAAATAGAATGAAAAAATTTGGGTTGATTGTGGGAATTCCGGATTATCGCCCTCACTGTCAACGAAAAACAAGGTTGAATTTAGTATATGAAGAAACAGGCGATTTAGCATTAGCTGCAGAACTTGCAAATCATAAATCAACTGAAACAACTAGAAGTTTTTATTGTAGACCAAAAACCAAAGCAGAAGTTATGGAAAAGATAAATGCTTTGAGAAATGAAAAACAAACGTAAGTAAATAGGTGCAGATTTTCAAATTTGTACCTATATTGGAATGTGGCCAAATTTGGTAAGGCTCGTGATTTGGGTTCACGAAATTTGCAGGTTCGAATCATGTCATTCCAGTTTGTTTATTATTTTTATAATAAACATTATTTTTTATTTTATTTTAACAGATTTTAACAGTATGGTGGCTTGACACCGATAGCGCATCGTGAGGTGTGTAAAGGCAGCATCTACATACTGTCGCTATAGCAATATAGTCAATTCAAGCAAAACTGACATGCTACAGACTCAAAAGGTCTGGTTTCATACAGGTGTGATTAGTGATCATATAAATCCGGTATGGAAATAGTATTATGAAGTAAGGATCAATAAGGTTATCCAACGGCGAGTGCTGAGGATAATTTTCTGACCGCAAATCAGATAGATCATGCAAACTTACGAAAATATGATAGTGAATCAGGAGGATATACAGTCTGAGTTATTGTTGAACAAAGGCGATATCCATTTATATGAGCGAATTGGTGAGAGCCAAATTAACTTATATGAACGTTGAGTAGGGATAACAACTGAAAGGCATGAAGATGCGATGTATTCTCATCCTCAAAAGGGATTAGAGCGTCTGGTGTAGCGCATCTTCAGTAGGGATGATTAATATTAATTTTATACGATTTGATAATTTATAAAAATGGTAAATATTTTATTGTACAAACAAAATTAAGCGAAAGTCTACACCTCTGTGTAACGAAAGCAACCTAATACCGTAACATTTTGTGTAATACGGTCATTGATGAGTCTCGCAAGACTCTGATATGTTTAGTGGATATTGCAAGGTTCTCTTAGCGGAGATTTACGGTCTGGCAGGATCGACTGAATATAGAAATTAGAGTAGTTATACAGTAATAGAGAAATGCCACTCTATAATAAAGGCGGTTGTGGGGATTACTAAATGTGTGCGTGAGCAGCATTCAGTGGATACGAGAAGAAACCATAATGTCTCAAAAGATTCCTAATAATATGTGTAATCTCAGCATATTTTATCTTGGTTTCTTAGCTCAGTCGGTAGAGCGTTTGCCTGTTAAGCAAAATGTCATTGGTTCAATCCCAATAGAACCCGTTAATAGCGGTATGTTATCTTAGGATGCATAGCACATGAAAACCTGTGCATGGAGATAGGAAATGATCTCCCACGGTGGATTAGTCTAAAGGTAGTGACACTGCCCTTTCACGGCAGTAATGTAGGGTTCGAATCCCACATCCATCATTAAACTCCAGGCTAACAAGAAGATAACAAGGCTATGTTAGTAAAACCAATCACTGTCTCGCCACCTTGTTTGTATAAGAGAAAACATTGGAAAATTAAGTTACTGGTCTTAATTTATGAAATATCGCAGGTTACGTTGGATCGGTTCCACGGTAGGCTCATATCCTACATAGGTGGGTTCAACTCCCACACCTGCTATTAAAGTAGCGGAATAGATTCTGTCTACTCCGCTACTTTTACACTAATAAGTTTTTCACTAATATATCTTGCAAAATCACTGTTATCGATCTGATTCTATGGATATTTTGTTCATAATATTAATTACAGTATGTTTGGGTTTATTTCTGTAAACTGTATTGCATATAAATATTGTTGCAATCCATGGAGTTTGTTCGATAATAGCTAAAACTATATCAGCAATTCTGCTCATTATACACCTCCTTTCTGATAAGATAATCAGTATTTGGAAATGAATGTGCGGAATTGCACTGAGATATGAACAATTTAGATTTTCCAAGAAAGTATTCACCTTATCTATCTTATCTCTTGGTAAAGGCTACGTTTATAGTTCACTGCTATGCGTGCCTAGCATCCGAATTATTATATTATGATTAGGAAAATTTTGCAAGATAATTTGCTACTTTGGCGAAACTGGCAGACGCAGAGGATTTAAGTTCCTCTTTTCTCCGGAAAGTCTGGGTTCGAACCCCAGAGGTAGTATTAATATTCCTGCAGTGTAAATTCATGAGGTATGGAACCGACCTGCTAAGTCGTGTGATCCAATAGGATTGAGTTTCGATTACTCTGCACTGCGTTAAAAACATGTAAATTACCACCAACCTATGTTGGAGTTCGAGTGTGAAAATCATTCTATATGAACCGTTGCTGTTTATATAATTGGGAGCATGTTAATTAGCGAATGACTGCTGGGCGGTCTGACGATCCGGAAAGACGGATAATCTGCTGCATGTCCGGGTAGTGAGGGAGCTGACTTGAAATCAGTTGGTCACGTGAGTGGCTTGCAGGTGCAAATCCTGTGTGCAGCGTTTATATTTTATGTCCGTGGTGTAATTGGTATCACGGCAGTCTCCAAAACTGCAAGATTAAGGTTCGAATCCTTACGGGCATGTTATGGGTAGGTAAGTAAGTGGTTAAAACAGGCTGACTGTAAATCAGTTGCTTCGGCTTCGTTGGTTCGAATCCAACCCTACCCACTAATTTTTATGAAACACACCCTATAAATTCTGTAAAAAAACTTGATAAATTAAAAATTCTGTATTATATTTATTAATAAATATTATTTATTTCGGAGGTGTAATATGGAATTTTCAAGCAGAGCTACAACTGTACAAGCATTTTCAAAAAAATTTGAAAAAGATTATAGTACAAAACATAAACTTCAAAGGCAGGAAGGACAATGGAGTACCACACAAAAGAGTCTTTTGATTGATTCTCTTTTAAGATCTATCCCTATTGATCCAGTTAGATGTGAGTTAAAAGAAAATAAAGATGGTATAAAGGTAAGATATATTTTTGATGGTGTGCAGAGAAGCACAACAATAGTCAATTTCTGCAAAGATGGCTTTAAATTAAAACTACCGGAATACCTTAATAAAATTCAGATTGATAATGTTTGCTATGAAATCAACGGTAAAAAATTCAGTGAACTTGATGAAGCTGTACAGGACAAATTAAATGCATCTGAAATTACCATATTTAATTTTACAGATTGTACTGAATGGGATATCAAAGAAATGTTTCGCCGTCAGAATAATGGAAAACCTCTTTCCAATACTCAAAAACGTACTGCTATTGAAAGTTCAGAAATGAGTGATTCTGTATTCTCATTAGCTGACCATGTATGCTTTGAAAAGCTTTTATCTCCTGCACAGTTGAAGAAAGAATTGCAGCGAGACTTTATCAGAGAAACATTTATGTTGATCTGTTCTAATGAGGAACATGATTTTACATCATTTGCAACAAAAAACATTGACAATTTCGTTATGTGGTATAGCGATCATATGGATAATTCCATTCATGATGTTCTTGAAAATGTACTTGATGGTATTTATTCTATGTTTGTAGACCAGAAACGTGTTAAGGTTAATACAACTTCTATTCCTATGATATTATATGCAGGATACAGAGTAATGACTGAAGGAAAGGATTTTTCAGCATTTCAGAATGAATTACTGACATTCATTGATACATATGATAATAACGAACAATATAAACAATATTGCGGAAGAGGTACAGCACACAAGGAAATGGTTTGTGGAAGACTTGCATATTGGAATAATGTTGTAGACGCACTTTAATATATAAACAAATATTGATTGTTTTCGAAGAGTCTTAATACAAGGCTCTTCTTTTTTTGTAAAAATATAAAGAATTGGAGGACTAAATTATATGGCATATTGGATTGATGAAACTGGAATTGATAATATGAAAAATAGTTCCAGTTACAGAATGTATAAATGCGACAAAGAATCAGATGTCACAAAATTACCTACTTATAAAAATAAGGGCGAAGAACAGAAAGATGATATTTCTGCGTCAAAAACATGTATTTATGGAAGTGAGTGTTACTGCATTGAAAATGGCAAATACTACACTTTGACAAAGGACACTGATACATGGGTAGCAAAACCATCTATGTCTGGAGGTAATCCAGATATTAACATTGATGAGTATGCAAAGAAAACTGATATTCCTAAAACATTACCAGCAAGTGATGTATATGACTGGGCCAAACAGGAAAATAAGCCTACATATACCGCTACAGAAGTAGGAGCTATTGCTGTAAGTAAAGAAAATGGATATGACGCATCAGTGGCACAGACTGAAAAAAATAAGAAAAGTATTGAAATAATTAACGGATCTGGGGAAGGAAGTATTTCTAAGTCATTATCTGATGCAAAATCTTACGCTGATGGTCTTGGTAAAAATTATGCCACTGTCGCACAAGGTAAAAAAGCAGACACTTCTGTTCAGAGTGTAAAAATGCAAGGAAACGATACAGAATTAAAATCTGGAACAAATGTTGTAATTCCCGCATTTCCTATTGATGATGGAAATACTAATGCTACTTCTACTTGGAGCAGTACAAAAATTCAGCAAGAATTACAAAAACTTACAGCAGCAATTGAAGCGTTAAAACCACAGCAGTAAGTAATTGGTTTGTTTACATTATCAGTGTAAGGGGTGAATATTTTGTCAAAAGCTGTAAACAAATCAAGTGCAAAACCCTCTATCAAAAGACAGCATAATAAAATTACTTGTACATATTGCGAAGAACCTAAACTTAAAACTGAATTTTATATGAGTTATAGTCCACTACACTCTCTTGAACAAAGAGTACCAATATGTAAAGAATGTTGTAAAAAATTCCCTTTAAATAAAGATGGAACGATCGATTATGAAAAGCTTAATATATTATTAAGAAGCATTGATAAACCATTATATTATGACATTTTGTATTCTGCGGAAAGAAATGTACGGGCAGAAAACAGTTATACAACAGAAAAAGAGCTTCAGTTACATGGGTATGCAATTTTATCAAAATATTTTTTAATTATACAAACCGTCAATAATAGAAAAAGATCATACACTGATTCTGAAAAAGATGGTTTCATACATCCGGATTGTGATCGTGAACCAGAAGAAATAGATTTTATACGTAGCAAATATATAGATTACACAAACAATAATTCTTTAAATAATGTATCTAATATCACATCTCTAAAATCCTATAAAAATGAAGACTCTGAAGAATCAGTACCCACCTTTGATGAAAAAAGCTTTAAGGTAACACAGGATATTGTTAATTTATTTGGTGATGGCTACTCTCCTATCGAATATAGAAAAATGTCAAAAAAATACAATGAGATGAGTCAAACATATGTTATTCAAACAAGTATTCACAAAGAAGCTCTTGTGACATATGTGAGATTTAAAGTCAAAGAAGAAATGGCAACTGCCAGGGGAGATGTACAGGAAGCTCAAAAATGGTACTCTGCAGCTCAAAGTGCAGCGGAACAGGGAAAACTAACAGCAAAATCCATTTCGAAAGAAGATCTTCAAGGCGGTATCGTAAACTTTAGTGATATATTCAAAGTAGTCGAGGGCGCAAAGGAACGTATTAAAATATTTCCAGAATTTAAATATCAACCTAAAGATGCAGCGGACTTTATTATTTGGTGTTATGTGAATTATGAACGAAACCTTAATAATATGCCAGAGGTTGAATACAAAGATATCTATCATTTTTATGATGAAAAGAAAAGAGAATATATCGAGCAATACGGAGATCCTTACGGGATATTTACGGATGACACTACAGAATCTAATAGGGATACAATCGAAAAATTTATTACTATCCCACCAGAATTCAGGGATGGTGGTTAATCATGGAAGAACTAAATTTAAATTTAGATAACTGGGAATATTTCTGTAGTTTCTGTCGTTGGTATCCCGACTTATTTCTCGATATGATAAAGCCACAAAAAGGCGGTTTAAATTTACACTTAGATCAAAGAATCTATTTACGTGCAATGATGAGGTTTGCTTCATTTTATGGAGTTTTTCCTAGAGGTTATGGAAAAACTTTCGATGAAGTTCTAGCGTCAATTCTGGCGTGTATATTTTTCCCAGAAATTACAATTTCTCTTACAGCACAGACAAAAGAAAATGCTGCAGAGTTAATAAAAGATAAATATAACGAAATCATGCGTTTCTATCCAATGTTAAAGAATGAAGTGGAAAAAGAAAACTTTTCCAAAGGTAATGCCGAGATTAGATGGCGAAGTGGTGCGATATTGGATAATCTCGCCAACTCGCAGTCTTCAAAAGGTCAGAGAAGGAAACGTATGAATATCGAGGAATCCGCATTAGTAGACAACGTAACATTTCAGGATGCGTTAGTACCTATCGTTGAGGTTCCAAGGGTGTGTGTTGGAAAATACTCAATTACAGACCCGGAAGAATTAAATCAGCAGATTAACTTTTTTACCACAGCAGGTTTTAAAGGTTCTGACGAATATCAGAGATCTGTTGATATGGTTAAAGACATGATCAATTTAAAAGGAAAGATTGTGCTTGGATCAAGCTTCTGGCTTCCCTGTTGGATGGGAAGAGGAAGTACCAAAAGTCAGATATTCCAAAAAAAACGAGATATGTCAACAGTAGCTTTTGCACAGAACTATGAATCAAAATGGGTAGGTGCTGCTACTGGTGCGCTTGTAAATATCAATAAACTCATTGAATGCAGAAACTTACTAAATACAGTATACGAAGCAAAAGATAATGAAGAATATTATCTCGGAGTGGACGTAGCACGTTCACAATCAACAGCAAATAACCAGTCTTCTATTGCCGTTGTAAGAGTAAGAAGAAACAAGAAAACAAATAAAGTCGCACATCTTGAAGTGGTAAATGCGGTTAATGTTTCTAATACTTTAAATTTTACAAATCAAGCAATTGAAGTGAAAAGACTCAAAAAGAGATATGATGCACGAATGGTTATCTGTGATGGTAATGGTCTTGGTTCTGGACTTATTGATCAATTGCTCAAATCAGCAGAAGATCCTGTCACTGGTGAAGATTTGGGCTGTTGGAATACAATCAATACAGACAACGAACCAGAAACTATAGAATGTGAAAATTGTTTGTTTGATATGAAAGCCCAAGGATATCAAAGTAAAGCTCTATCCCACTTTATAGATGCGATAGACAGTGGAAAATTACGTTTACTGCAACAAAGAAAAGATAGTGATTTTTCACAAGCGGAAAAAGAAGATTATGAAAATAAAATGTTACCTTTTATACAAACAGATTTCATGGTAGAAGAAATTGCAAATTTGAAACTAAAAACTTTACCAAGTGGTGCGATTACTGTTGAAAAAGCGGTTTCAAAAATGAACAAAGACCGATTCAGTGCATTGTTGTATGTTATTTTTTATATTATGGAATTTGAAAACAATTTTTCAGAGGAACAAGACGATGCACAGTTGTTACAAGAGTATACATTTTTATAAGATTGGAGGTGACAGACGCTTTTGGCAATAAATAAAAATAACTCATATCATAAAAAATCTAACAATTCAAAACCAATAAAATCAAATAGTTATTCGAACACATCTGTGAAGAATAAAACGATCACATCACAATATTCAAATTCTTCTAACAATCCATCTGTCACCAACAATGAAGTATCATATTGTAATGATTTTTTGAAAGCATATAATTCTCAGCTTGGTTCCAGTGGTTATTTTATATCTCCACAATTATTAAATTTTAACCTTAAAGGGGTTAATATGGAAGGGGCAGTATTCTCACAAGAAGAAATTGAGAGAATGATCATGGCTCCTCATCATTATGAACAGGAACTAAGAAGACTTTCTTATGTATTTTATAATACGATTTCGATATATCGTAGAAATATAGATTTTCAGAAAGTAATCCCAGATTTTGATTGGGAACCAATTCCCTATTGTAAGGATGGAAAACAAATTGACCAGTCCGATTTTTCAACATATCAGTTTAAAAGAGATTATGCAGTAATGACGAATTTCTTTAACTGCTTTGATGTAAAAAGAGAATTCCGAAAGGTATTGTTTAACATTCTTTTATATGATACATATTACACATCCGTAAGAACATATGATGATCATATTTATTTGCAGGAACTACCATCCAAACATTGTATTATTGATTCTACTTCATATCTTGGTTATCTATTTTCTTTTGATTTATCTTATTTTACAAATTCAGGAGTTGATATCAATGGCTACTCTCCTGCTCTTCGCAAAAAATACAGTGAAGTTTTAAAATTAAAAGAAAGCACGTATAATCCGAATTTACCACAACGTAATGGAGCCTGGGTGTATTGGAATACGATGTCACCTGATGATTCATGGGTGTTTAAATATAACGATGGATTTGCAGGATCTGTTCCTCCAGTATTAGACATGCTTCTGGATTACAGCAAAATTGATAAATTTAAAGATCTGGAAGAGGCAAAGAAAAAATTGGAAGCTTATAAGGTAATCTTTGCTACAGTACCGAGAATGTCGAATACAAGATCTGGTAACAAAACAGACAATTTTGCAATCAGTAGTACAGAGTTAGGAAAATTCGTAGCGACCGTAAAACAAACCCTTGGTGAAGGTGTAGATTTTAAAGCTGCACCATTGGAAGATTTTAAAGCGTTTGATTTCTCTCCGTCTGCTTCGGAAAAAGATTTGCTTGAAACAGAGATAACAAATATGTTACGTGAATCCGGTTTATCCGATGCTATCCTTACGGGTGGTACTGGCGTGTCTGCAAATAATATGTACAAAACCGTCATGTCTGAAATAGTAAAATCAACGTATCCACAATTCGAAAGATTTTGCGAATACCAGATTAACAAACATACAAAAAAATATAAATTCAAAATCAAATTTGTTGGTTCTATCTTTGATCGTGAAGAAAGAAGAAAAGCCTCCAACGAAGATATGGAACGAGGTATTATAACCCCTGCAATCTTCTCTTCTAGGGGTATTCAGCTTACTGATGCAAATAATATATCAAATATGATGTATCATTTGGGATATCCAGAATTATTTAGGCCCATCAAGACAGCTTCTACTATGTCAAGCACAGAAAAAGAAACTGTAGGTAGAAATAAAAAAGATGATATTGAATTAACAGATGCAGGTGAACAGACAAGAGATATCGGCGCAAATGAAAACAGGGAACAGGAAGGAGGCTGATTATGTTTATAAAAAATCCTTCTTCTATCAAAAGAAAAATATTAGCAGTAAATGATGACGAGAAAAAATATCTTATGCAATTAGGATATAATCCCGTATCAAAAGATAATGATAAATGGATTTTCTTCTCTAATAAAGATATTTTATCGTTATTAAAAAAATATCGGAATGGAGGTGAAAATCAAACATGGGAAAATTAATTTCTTTTGCGGTAAATGATGCAGTAATGACTCCAGAAGAAATTGAGAAAGCACAATTTCAAAAAATACATTTTAGAATATATTCAAATCAGCTAAATGAACATGGATATTTATGCTCTTTAAAGGTATTGAAAAAATATGCACATACTATTCAAGGAAAACCTATTTTAGCATATTACAAACCATATGGAAATCATGGTAGTGGAGATTTTGGTGGTCATGAACACGGAAGTTTTGCACAGGAAATTGCTGTAGGTTTTTTTCCAAATGATTGCATAATCACCTATGAAAAAGGTGAAGATGGTACTGTTTATCTATGTTCTGATGGGTATATATGGACAGAATACTATCAGCATATTGTTGATGTATTTAAGGACTTTGATGGTGTAAAGGGAGTTTCTTCTGAAATCTATATGATAGAAACAGAGGTAGATGAAGAAACTGGGATTGAAAATATTTTACAATATTCTTTTACAGGACTGACATTGTTAGGAGAATATGATGCGATGGAAACACCAATACATCCAGCAGTCCCAGGATGTCAGGGAAAACTTGTAGAGTTCTCATCATTAAAGAAAAAATACAATAAAGCAAAAGTTGATTTTGAGAAAATTTTATATTGTAGTAAAAATAAAAACAAGGAATCTGACTCTTCAGATTCTTTTTTTAATGAAAATATTAAGGAGGCAGAGATGAAAAAAGAAAAGGTTGAAAACACTGCTCCTTCAGAAGTTGTAGAAAACGCAGAAAAAGTTGTCACAACAAAAGTGAAAACAGAGATTAATACTGTAAAATACGATGACAATTATCGTTATGTTGGAGAGGAAAATGAAGAACACAAAAAGGTCGTAACCGAAGTAATTCAGACCACAGATGAAGATGTTCTGTTTGGCAATACAAACGATAAGATTGTGTCCAATGCAGCCACTGAGGATGTAGTTGAAAACTCCGCAGAAAATCCAGACGATAAAGAAAATACTGAATCAGAGGATGAAAAATCTGTGGAAAACAGTACAACAGAATGTTCTGCAGATACAAAAGATACTCTCGTAGAAAATGAATGCAAAACAGATAATACTTGTAAAACAAAGAACACTTGCGAAGATAACGCTTGTGTAGACAATGCATATAAAGAAGAAAATGCTTGCAATGTTGAAAACTCAAAAGAATCTGTTGATAAAGAAAACAAGGAAATTGAAAAAAATGCAGTTGATATCGAGGAGTTTAATGCTCTTAAATCAAAATGCGAAAATCTTGAAAATGAATTAGCTGTAAAAAATGCAGAATATGAAATTTTACAGAAAAAATGCAACAGTCTCGAAGAATACAAAAACAACAAAGAGACTGAAAATATGCAGAACACCATTAACCGTGCATTAAACGATGTATCTAATATTCTAAATGCATCACAGATGGACACCTGGAGAGAAAAATCTAAACAGTGTTCTATTAATGACACAGATAAATTTGTCAATGAGCTGAAAGCATTTGCATTTGATGTTCAGGACAAGCAAGGAACTATTAAGCCTGATCTCCTACGTAATAGTATTGTCGCAAATGATGATGCAGATATGGGTTCAATGGATATGTGGGACAGACTTGAAAGAAAATATAAATGATTAAATTAGGAGGAAAATAAAAATGGCAAATGTACTGATTTTAAGAAGTGCCAATACTGGCAATGAAGATATTAAAACTGGTGTTGCAGAAGTAGAACTTCAGAATGGTTTTGCTGTAGCACTCGGAGATGTTTCTACTGATAGAAAAACAAGAAATGCATTTAAGCTCGCAGCAGCCAATGATGCAACAGAGCTTGTAGGTCTTGTATATAATGCAGATGTTCCATCTCTTACAGATGAAATGGGTAATACATACAAGGGAATTTCTTCTGATCCAAGAAACATTAAATTTGCAGCAGGAACTCCTGTAAACGTATGGCTTCCAAGCAAAGGTGCTGAAATTGCAATGACAGAAGTTGCAGGTACAAAAGAAGGAGCAAAATATGTTGTGTATAAAGCAAATGATATGAAAGCTACATACGCAACAGATACTGCTGACGCACTTATCGCATTCAAAATTACTGGTAACAAGTTCGTTTCTATTGGTTCTGACAGAGTTCCTACTGTAGAAATGATTCGTGTTGCTGTAGCCTAAGATAAATAAATAAAGGAGGACTTTAAAATGGCTTTTAATAAAATTAATTTCTCTGCTGAAACAGCCAAAGATCTGATTCCTGCATGGAAAGATTATGTTAATCATTATAGAAAAGAAAATTTCTCTACAAAAAAAATCGTAAACGGAAATAAATCACTTGCTGAAAAAGAAGCACTTGTGAACAAAATGGCTTTTGCTGAAATTGCAAAATTCGCTAACGTAGACTCTTCTTTTATCGGTAAATCACAGATTGCACAGAGTCCAATGTACAAATGGGCTTTCTTTGCAGTTGTAAATAAACTTGTAGATATTGTTATTCCGGATGTTGTTGCGGAAGACTTCTATCAGTTTGCTGATGTAAGCGTTGTTGGTCGTGGAAACTCTGGTAAATTTACACTGAAATCCAATGATCTCTTCGAGGTATCAGTGAACGGAAATTCACGCAGGCATATTCAATCACAGAAACAGTTCACTGGTGAAAAGACTCTTACACCTGTAAATCATACCATTACTACACAGGTAGATCTGTACAGAGTTCTTGCAGGAGAAGAAAGTCTTGCCGAATATGCGCTCAAAACAATTCTTTCTATCGAAGCAGAAATTGCGATTGATATCGCTTTTGCTATGCAGGAATCTTTTGATACAAGATCCACAAACTTCAAAGAAAGTTCCTATACACCAAACGCATTCAAGACACTTGCTACAAGAGTTGGTGCTGCTAACGGTGGACGTAAAGCAGTTGCTGTAGGTACAGAGCTTGCACTCATGGATGTTCTTCCACAGGATGATTATCTGAAACTTGGTCTTGGTGAGACATACAATACTGTTGGTTATCTTCCAGTATTTATGAATACACCACTTATTGCTCTTTCTCAGAAAATCGACTGGACATCTGCTGATTATGATTTTGCAATCAGTAACAAACATATTTACTTTGTATCTCCTGGTGTTCAGAAGCTGATTCAGGTTGTATTTGAAGATGAAGGTCTTTATATTGCAGATGATGTGTTTGCAAATGGAAATCTTACTCAGAATGCATCCATGCATAAAGGATGGATTACTGGACTTATTACAAATAGTAAGTTCGGTGTAATGAAACTTGCGTAATAAATGATAATGGAGAGGGGACTACCCTCTCCTATTTAGTATGAATATGGACAAATGAATCTGGAGGAAATAAAGAAATGGCAGGAAGACCACGAACTACTACAAAGGAAACTACACCAAAAGAAAATGATGTGGAATTATCTTCTGAAAATATTTCAAAAATTGAACTGTTAGAAGAAGAAAATAAAATGCTCAAATCACAAGTGAGCGAAATTCTAAATCTTTTAAAAGATTTGAATGAAAAAAAATCGGAACCACAGGTCAATGTTGCGAATGATTTTGAAGAAGAGGAACACACATTTGTTGATATCAGTCCACTAAAACCAATTAAAGTAATTTCTTTATCTGATGGTGGTGTGAATCTAAAAACAACAAATGACGGAAATGCAAAAGTGTTCAGGTTTGATAAATTTGGACATGTGGCAACAATTACATATGCAGATTTGCAGGATTGTATTGCAACATGCAGACCATTTATTGAAGATGGTACAGTTTATATCTGTGATAAGGATGTTGTAAGAAACAATTATCTGGATGAGTATTATAAGCACTTTTTAACTGTTGACACAATCAATAATATTTTATCATTCCCACAGAGTAAAATTGTTGACATGGTAAAAAACACCACTCCTACTATTCAGGATACTTTAATTGATCTTATGGTAAAGAAAATTAACAATAACGAAAATGTGGATATGAATAAAATTGATGCGATTGGAAAGGCATGTGCGGTTCCATGTGATATTACTGCGTTGGCCCTTCAAAAACGAAAAGGATAATAGGTAATGCATATGAACGAGAACACTACTTATCTTGATATTATTGAATTGATTTTATCTATGACAAAATCCTATGAAATTGATGGTATATTTGATCAGTACGATGTAGATGGTCTTGTTACATTTTTAAAACCATATTTTAAATTTGCTGCAGGTGAACTGGAAATTGCAGATTCAGGTATAAACGTTGAACGAGATGAAATCTTAAACGAATTCACTTCACATTTAACTGATGGGGAACAATTGATCTTTGCGAAATATGTATTAATCGGATATTTAACAAGAGATAAAAATGATATTTTGCAAATGCGTTTACATTTACAGGATGGAGATTTTAAAACATACGCCGAGAAGAATATGTTAGAAGCAAAGACAAGTGCGCTTGAAGTTTTAAAGGAAGAAGTCATGTGGAACGTGAACAAAAATGGTTATAGAAATACAAATGTATGGGGTACATGATATGGAATATAAAAATAAAGAATATAATTTATGCGTTGATTCTGTTATAAATCATGTATTTGCATTATTACCATTATATGAAGATAACGGAATGACAGATGAACTTCGTTATAAAATTAATTTTGCTTCAACTCAGATTCATACTTTATTTAATATATGCAAAAATAAAAATGTACATGCAACTGCATATTATCTTGATCTCATTTCACATTTAGAGATGTTAAAAATTGCAGAAAATCATTCTGATATGAGAAAATCTGTATTGAAAATATGTGCATTACTCTCAGAATTGAAAGTTGGTGAGGATAATGCTTGATTCATATATTTTGTCAAAGTCTCAGGGAAGTTCAAATCCCAGGAAACAAATGATGTACGAAAAGGAAAGACAGGTTTCATTTTTATATGATATGTCTCCGGATCGTGAGGACGAAACATTTCTTAATGGAAATTCATTTAAGAAATCTCCCAGAATATTTAATAGAAAATTTATAGACAAAACACATCATGAAATAACTGTAGAAACTATTGATCCGAGTGACTGGATGGAATGTGGAGACTATTTGGAATACGATAACATGGTATGGTTATGTTTAAATTCTTTTTCTTTCCATAAAATATATTGCCGTGCAACTTTTATGAGCTGCGATTGGAAATTATTTTGGCAGGACAAGCATGGGAATATCAAAAGTATATATGTTGTTGACCAAAATAGCACTCAATATAATTCCGGAGAATCTGGTAATCAATATGTTACGTTGGGTGCGGCGCAGCATATGTTACGTATGCAGTGTAATGACGATACTGTTGTATTTGATACTCCACAACGTTTTGTTCTTGATAAAAATATCAAAAATCCAACATGCTACAAAGTTACTCAAAATGACAACAGTTCTTATAATTATGGAAAGGGATTGTGCTGTATTACTGTATTAGAAACGCCATTAGACCCCAAAGTTGATCAATTAGTAAAACTCCCAACAGGTGAACAAGTATGGATTTGCGATTATCATTCTAGCAACACTGATGATACACAACCTACTCCCCCACTAGATCATGATTCATATATAGTTGATATTTCTGGTAGTACAAAGATAAGGGTAGGAATACCAAAGAAGTATACTGTTTCTATAGTGAACCACGATAACAGCAGCTCACTATTATCATCTGTTCCATTTTCCTGGAATATTGTCTGTGACTGTGAGGTTGAAAAAACTTTGTCTGGAAAGCATGGAGAAATAATTACCCTCACTGTGAATGACGAATCACAAATAGGTAAAAAAGTGGATATTCAGATTTTGATTGGCAACAGCGTTGTCTCTGAAAAACAAGTGACTATTGCAGATATACTATAAAGGATATGACTTATGAGCAATTTATATACCGCTGCAGATTATAAATATAAAATTATAAATCTGTTATTAAAAAACAAGAATTTTATTAAATTGATATCTCCAGAAGAAAGTGAGTGTCCAGAACTTGATATTGTTGATGTGCTTTTAGGTGGTAAATGGTACATTAATGGTGAATGGTATACAGAACAGGGTTATATTTTTGATCACGATTTTGTAGACGACACTATTAAGGAAAAGAAAACTTTTCTGTTTGTGGATGTAGATATACCATCTGTTCAAAAAGGTATGTTTATGGATTTTAATTTGTATGTTTTTGTTTTTACTGATAAAAATTTAGTCAGATTAAATCAATGGTCATCTCCTACTGCTCGTGAAGTAAAGGATATGGGATATTTTGCAACCGATACATTTGGAAACAGAATTGATGCATTATGTGATTGTATTGATGGGATCTTAAATGGAAATGAAAATCTATATGGTTTAGGTGATGTCGAACCAAACCCTAGAAATCATCTCTCTACATATCGTCCAAACAATCAATATTATGGAAAGTGTCTATCTTATTATATAACCAATTATAATGCAGGTGGTGATCAATGTGGAATATAACGAGGATACGCTAAAAGAGTATTTGATGTTTGATACTCCATTTCCGTACAATGAATCAATTACACTTCATCCTATACTGGTAAAAGATATTCTTGCGTTTAATCAATGTCTGCAAGCATTCACTGTAAGAAAGAATGCAAGTATTCCTGAAAAAAAATATATCAAAATGGGATATTTCGATTTTTTAAAAGTTACTGCTGGCGACAGAGAATTTGCAGAAAGATATAATATGAAATATTTACCTTTTTGCTATTCTATGGCAATGAGATTATTATCTATTATCTGCGGAGAAGATGCAGAAATACAATATCATAGAGAAACCTTGGATGTATGGATAAATGGTTGTATGATTACTAATGAGATTTTTGATGATATTCGTAGAATATTCTTTATACAAAATGATGTCGATTTTGATATGGATGAATTTATGAATATTGATACCTTAAATGCTTTAGAAAAAGCTCGGGCATTTGAACAGAGAAAGAACAATAACAGTGGAACAACGGAAGATTATATTGATTCTCTCGCTGTTGGACTAAGAATTGAAAATAAATACATACAAAATTTAACGATACGTAAATTTTGGAGATATATAAAACGATTAAATAAGCATGATGAATATCAAGCTTGCCGTACTGGGGAAATGTCAGGAATGGTTACATTCAAGCAACCATTGAAACATTGGATGTCAAGTATGGAAGTCGAAGATAAATATAAAGATTTAAAAGCAAACGAAAGTGAAATCAGAAGCAAGTTAGGTGGCTAACTATGCTTCTTTTTTTATTGAAGAAAAGAAAGGATAGGTAAAACAAATGGCAAAAAACTCAAAAGACTTTTTAGTTTCTACTGCTGACGTTGCCTTTTATGTAGATGGTGTTCTTGCATTTACTGGCACAACCGCACTAAATACAAGTATTTCTGTATCTATGGAAGATCAAGAAGTTACTGGTGGTAAAGGTGGAAAAATACAGTATAAATATAAATTTGGTAGGAAGCTTTCTTCTACTATTGAAATGGCAGACTGGAAACTTGATTATATTGCAGTTAATACAGGTTCTACAATTGCACAAAGTCTTAGAAATGTATGTGCGGTTGCAGAATGCATAACACTTACAAAAGGTACAGGGACTCTACTCCATGAACCAGTTGAAGGTGAAAATGTGTTTGTTGAAAAACAAGATGGTACTATTACTAAAGTAAAACCGTCTGGAAATACAATTACTGTAGGTAGTGAAGATGCAAATGTCAAGGCTACTTATAAATATTCCAAACAGGTAAAAAATATTACAATTGATGCTGACAGTTCACCTATGATTGGAGAACTTATTCTTACAGCCGATAAGCATAATAATAGAAAAGGAAAAGTTGGTCAGGTTCAGATTGTCATTCCTTCTTATCAGCCAAATGGTACTTTTGACATTTCCCTGGAAGCAGAAGGTGTAACATCTACAAGTATCGAAGGTGATGCTCTGGCGGTTGAAGGTGCAACCTGCACAGATGGTGATGTTTATGGCTATATCTACGAAATTGATGATGCGGAAAATGAAATATCCGTATCTGATATTGCTGTAACACCAGCTCTAATTTCATTGAAAGCAAGTGGCAAACAGCAGTTATCTATCATTGGCATTAGAGAAGGACTTTACAGCAATGTAGACATCGATCCATCCAAATGTAGATTTGAATCTGATAATCAAAGCTACGCTAGAGTAAATCAGACTGGGGAAATCAGTGCTGTAGCTTCTGGTACTGCAAATATTACAGTAACATATGGTACAAGTAAAGATATTGTTCAGGTCAAAGTAACTGCCTGACAATGTATAATATAGTATTATGGCAGCAGTGAATTTTTCGCTGTTGCCATTTTACAAAAAGGAAGTGAATAAATGTGTAAAAACTGTTATGAACAATACGTAGAACGAACTGGACGTTATATGCTCTTCTGCAAATTACGGGAAGATAAAACCAAAGAAATTGAACGCCTATGTGCGGCTCAAAGATATTGTTCCGAACAAGATAAATATATTCCTTTCAAGCAAGTTGAAAGGTGTAAAAAATATGAATGATATAAAACAATTTAGAAACGAAATATATGATGGCGTTACAAAATAGGGTTTATAAATTTAAGCAAGCCATTAATATATTTTGTTTATTTTTATAAACCCTATTTTTTACTCCATATTATCATAGTAAAAAATAGAATACAGAAAAAGGAATTGAGATAAATGGAAGAAATGGAAAATAGACCGAAAGTTAAACTTGATAGAGAATACAGTTGCATCTGGATCGAAGAACTAAAATGGCTTACAGATCATGGAATCAGATATACATTCGTTAAAGAAGTAAATGGTATTACCGTATGGAAATATAAGAAAAATAGTGAACTATTTTATGCGCTTGCTGATTTCTATGATAATGTATACACCAGATAATATATAAAATAATTTAAAAAATATGGCAAAAAACGTAGGAAAAGTATTTGAAGACAATATAAAGAAGTCATGTCCTGAATGGCTATTCGTATATAGACCACCAGATGCAGCACAAAGTTTCAATATGACTTCTGCTCTCCGATTCAGTCAAAGATCACCTGCGGATTATTTTTGGTTTAATGGAAAAAAAGGTAATTTATTAATTGTAGAATGCAAAACTTTTCAAGGAGCATGTTCGTTTGAAAGAACTAAGGAAGACAAAGGAATTATACATTACTATCAAATAGAGAACTTAAATAAATTTGATAAATATGAAAATGTGTTATCCGGATTTTTACTTGACTTTAGAAAATCTGACTGTACATATTTTTTATCCGTAAAAGATCTTATAACATTGATTGAATCAATTGATAAGAAAAGTTTCAACGAACAGGATATGCTGAAACTATGCTCTCCTATTTTAGTTGAAAAGAAAAAACTTAGAACAAATTATAGATATAATATTGAAAAATTATTAGATGATATAAATAAAAAGAATAGTCCTTACTTTCAAGAGTTAAAGGCGAAATAGAGAAAGGAATCCTGAATAATGATTAAAGAAAATTTAAAAATCAAAGAGGTTACACTTACTGACAAAATCCATGCAATTGATTTTATTTCACAGAAATACTTCTTTGAAGGAAAGTACACACCTTATTATGCAGATATGGCTGAAATTATTGCTGTAGGATCATACTTTGTTGAAGGATATACATTGGAGACTGTAGAGCTTCCAGATGGTAGCACAGAAGAAGAAAATATTTATGATTTATATAGAACAGACAACTATTTCCGAAAAATGATTGATCAATTTGTGAATTATGATTTTCCTTCAACGGATGCTGCAGAAATTATGGAAGACGTAAGAAAACATGTCAGAGATAAAGTTGATTTTGTAAAACAGCAAATTATCCACTCTAATCCAGATCTTGATATTATTGTTGAAGCAGCAAATGTCATTATCGAATCCCTTGCAAATTTCTCAAAGTTAAATCTTGAACAGCTTACTCCTGAAATGGTTAAAACATGCGCTTCAGTAATGCGGAAATTGGATTCTTCCAATATTAAACTCACACCGGAATTTATTGCTGATGTAGTAAGGGATGCTGCAGATTTCGATTTTGATGAAGCAAGCAAAAAAATCATTGATGGAAAGAATGAACAGATTGAGAATCTAAAGGCTGAAAATAAGGAGCTTAGAAAATATAAAATGCTTTGGGATACAAGGAACGCAACCGCAAAATAATTTATAGAAGTGTAAAGAATATCGTGTATATATGCATGATAAATTCAATGATATAGATTAAAATGCATATAGTGATTGTATGGTAATTTTTCACTTCACTGGGATTTCATCACAAAGATGTCTAGCTATATTATACTAAACGTTCTTGCTTAACAAATCGATATACCTCAATGGCACATCGGATTATGTTCACAAAAACATTGATTAAATTAAGTGTTTCCATGTCAAATCTCTTCTTTCATAACATTTATTCTTATATGGTATAAGATCAATGCAATAAAAGGTATGTAAGCTGATATCTGTCCGTCAAGAACGGAGGCCGCAAAACGTGATAAAATGCCCAGTTCCCAATGGAATATGTGTGAATATTCCATATGACACCTTTTGGGTGTCGCCACCTCTGCGATTATATTACCATACTTTTCACTATTTGCATATACAGAAAATATGTTTTTTTATTTAGAAAGGAACTCTAATGGGCAAAATATGGAATGCTGTAGATAGGCAAGTAATACGACCAAGGGTATATGCTGCTGAAGCTGAAGGCATCGCTTCCACATTTGAAGCAATTGGATCATTTTATGGACAGGGCAATCCTGTTTTATATCAAAGAACAGGTAATTATGGTAGTAGTCCATACTCTTCTGGTGTTCAAGGTGGAGGTGGAAAATATGATTATACAATTGGTTTAGTAGTTTCTGATTACAGCACTGGAACTTATTCTGGACAAAAAGTATTTGAAGAAATCCAACATAATGGATCTGGAATTTTAGGTAAACCTGGAACATGGGATGAAGCACAAGAAAGTATTTTAGATGCAGTAAAGAAAAATTTCGGATAATTTTATTATTTTAATATCAGGAATACCCGTGGCTTTAATTATGGGTATTTCAAATAATTTTAAATCTTACTACTCTCCTTTTTACGGAGAGTTTTTTGTTTGTAAAAACACGGACTTTTCAAGGAAAGGAGAAAAATATGAGTGTTGATTTTCAAGTAAATGTCAACGTACAACCTCACGGTAAAGAAAAAATAGATGAACTGGAACGGCAGATAGAACGCTTAAAATCAGAAACTGTACGAATTAATTTTGAGACTGAAGGTACTTCTGAAATCGAAAAAGCTTTTAAAAGTATGGAGTCTCAAATGCAGCATCAAGCCGTATCCGCAGGTAAATCATTCCAGAAATCATTTAACAAGGGAATGAAATCAGTAGGTATGGATCCTGTTGATTATGCAAAAAAACAGGCCAAAGAACAAAAAGAAGTTGAAAAAATTGCAAAAAAAATGCAGAATTCTGTTCCTGAAATCAATTACGATTTTGATGAAGATGTTGGAAAAAATGCTGTTAAGAGCGCAAAAAAATATCTTAAAGAAAAAGAAAAGGCTGTGGAGCAATCTGCAAAAGAGCAACAGAAAATTGCAGAACAGCAGGCTAAAGCGCAACAAAAGGCACAGGAACAGAATTTAAAGCAAACTTTAAAAAACCAAGCTGCGATTGACAAAATTGAATCCAGACAATCCTTTGCTCAATACAAACAGCGTGCCGTTGATAAAAACGCACATAATAATTCACTTGTTAATAATGCAAAGCAGTTTTATGAAAACAAAAAAGCAGAAATTGCAGAGCAACAGAAAATTGCAGAACAACAAGCTAAAGCGCAACAGAAGGCGCAGGATAAATTTAACTACAATTTCGATACAGGAAAATACGAAGCTGATCAGTCTCGTATGAAATCTCAGTTACAATCATATAGTGGACAAGAAAATGAAGCTAATATCCAAAAAGCCACTAATGCATTAAACGACTACAATGATGCGTTAAAGAAATTAGAACAGCACCGTAATGGGAAAAATTTATCTGACAGCGATTATCTTAAAGAAATGGAAAATTTGGATAAAGCAGCCTCAAAGTTTAAGAACAGTATGTCTGAGGTCAGAGATACTATGTCAAAAACACTTGCACCTGGCATCGCAGAACGTGGAGCAAATAAAGTCGCTGCTTATTATGAAGAAAATAGTAAAGCTGTAAAGAAGTACGGAGAATCATTAAAATTACTAGAATCTCAATATAGAAATGCTGTAACAGTTGAAGATAAAGCAAATGCGGAAAGTTCATTCAATAGTTTGAAGTCTCGTATCAAGGCAGAGGGACTTGAGGGAAAGACTGCAACTGAAGAAATGAAACGTGCGTTTTCACAGATTGGTGAATTTACAGGAATGTATGGAGCAATACAAATGGCATTCCAAGATCTTCCTATGCAATTAATTCAGTCTGTAAAAAATTTTGACGATACAATGACTTCATTGCAAATGTCAACAGGTGTTTCTACAGATAAAGCAAAAGAGCTAATGTCTACTTATTCAGAAATGGGTAAATCATTAAAGGCTACAGGAACAGATGTTGCAGCAAGCTCTCTTGAATGGTTAAAACAGGGTAAAAGTATTGAAGAGGCAAACGCATTAGCACAAGATTCTATTGTTTTATCAAAGATTGGTGATCTTTCATCTACAGATGCTACTAAAACTATTACAGCAGCAATGAAATCATATCAAATGTCAGAGTCTCAGGTAATGTCGTTTGTAGACTCTATCAGTGCAATTGATATGGCAAGTGCTACTGATGTAGGTGGATTGGCTAATGCATTTAATGAAGTAGCAGCCAATGCAAAGCAAGGTGGCGTAGAGTCAGAGAAACTTCTCGCATACGCTGCAGCGATTGGTGAGACAACTCAGGAAGGAATGGCTTCTGTTGGTACTTCACTTAATGCAATATTCTCACGTATGGGTAATATTAAGTTATCCAGATTAAAAGATTTTGAGACAGGCGAAGACCTTAGTAATGTAGAAACTGTACTTAAAGGGGTGGAAATCTCTTTAAGAGATAGCTCGGATAAATTCAGGGAATTTGATGATGTTTTAGATGATACAGCGGAGAGATGGGATTCATTTTCTGTGGTGCAACAAAGAGCGGTTGCACAGGCGTTTGCAGGCACTAACCATATGAATGATTTCATGGTGCTTATGCAGCAGTGGGGCAATGTTGAAAAATATATCGGTGTTGCAAATAATGCTTCAGGCGAATCCATGGAAAAATACAATGCATATACTGAATCCTTACAAGGAAAATTAGAGGGTTTGAAAAATAGTTTTCAAGATTTTTCTAATACTGCTGTTGGATCAGATATGTTCAAAGGTGCTATTGAAGGTGCAACAGGATTTGTAAATGCGATTACAGGTATTGTTGACCATATTGGATTACTTAATACAGCAATGATTGGATTAGGTATATTTCAAGGAAAAACAGGCAGCGGTAAGAGATCGTGGAAATCTCCATGCATTTTCTTTAAAATGACTTATGCCGCTTAGAAGTTTAACAGTGATGTGTACGAGTTTATTTATAAACAAGGACTTCTATAGTGACTTTCTAATATGGAGTAAGTGGTAATGCGCTTCTCTTCTATTATGAATTATAGAACGGGGAACCTTCATAGTTCAAAAGGCTATGTTACATGACTTTACTACCAAACTTATTTTTAATTGGAATAAGTGGCAACTGTGAAAGCAGAAGGTATGGTAAAAAAGTAAAGTACGAGGCAATCCGCAGGTAGGGTTCGTAAAGTGTAAAATTACACAGATACCGACCTCAACGAGCGTAACGAAAGTGTGGTATTATTGTATGATAGAATATGATGAAATCATAAAGATGCACTCTAGCGATAGGAAAGATGGGTGTCCGATTAATTCACGGAAGTATCTATACGCTTCTGTCCCATCAGCCATTTGGATCATTTACATAAATTGATACGGTTATGTAAATGAGGTAGTATAGAATTTAGTATCAAATAACATACAAAGTGTCTTGTAGATATAATTTTTTTGTAATATAATATAAAAGGAACTGACAAATGGACAAAAAACAAGAACGTAATCGTTTAGATGATTTTGAATGGTTTGTAAAAAATCACATAAATTTGCATAACCAATATGGTGATGGTTATTATGTTATTAAAAATAAAACAGTAATTGCAGTTTATCCAAATATAGAAATAGCCTTGTCCGAAACAGAAAAATTTTATCAAAGAGGAGAATTTTCTGTGCAAAAAAATACAGGACATAAAAGTGATTATTTCGTAAAATTAAATACGATTCGGAGGTAATTAAATATGAGCGGTATACAATATACTTACACATTCACAAACGAATATACATCATTAATTGATAGAATTATAACTGAAGTGTATTTGTATCCGTCATCTAATACATCTCTTTTCAAACCGTTGAAATTAAAAGCATTATGGGATACTGGAGCAACATCCTCTTTTATATCAGATCGTATTGCTGAAAGTTTGCAACTTGAAACAGATGGATATATGAAAGTATCTACTGTTGGAGGAATCGTAAATTCGAAAATACATATCGTTAATATTATTTTACCAAATGATATTAATGTTCCTGATATACCAGTTACACAAGCATTTTTAGACGATTGTGATATGATAATTGGAATGGATATTATAACACTTGGAAATTTTTCAATAAATAACTACGGTGAAAAAACTACTGTTTCATTTACATACCCACCTGAGAAAATTGATGAATAATTTGATATTAATATAGGAGAGTATGTCACTCTCCTATTGTTTCATATTTCAATTGTGTATAAACCATCTTTTTCTTTGAGCTTGATACCAGAAAGATATCGTTTAATAAATTGCGCTCTTTCATTTTCATTGTACATGATATTGGTACTAAAGAGTGCTTGTGACAAGATCTTGTTTATGTCAAACGAAATATCTTTTAGGCTGTTTCCTATTTCCAGCAACAGTGCTTCTGTTTCGATTTGTTCCAAGTTATTAGAACAAAAATCATCAATATGACAGTATGCGATATTGTTGGCTTTCATAGCTTCTACGATTGCAGCACTTGCTTTATCGTATTCAATAGCAACAAGGAAACGACATTCAGGCATTTCTGTAATAAGTCCCCAATAATCAGAATCGGATGAAACCAGGATAAAAGATTCAATGTGATTTTCATAATATTCACGACATGTCCCAACTGCAAGTTTCATATCAACTAATGATTTGTTTTCTTTGATTCTTTCAATCATGTTATGCTCTACTTTGATATCCACAAAACGGTTAAGAAGCTTCCACGCAGAAGATGTATGTGAGTCATTATACAATATAATTTTCTTGATCTTACGAAGATAGTCATGATTAAGTCCTTGCAATACGGAATATAATTTAAATACATTTGCGTTCTCACAGTCTACAACGATAGCTGCAGACGAACCATATTCCAAAAAATCATAAATACTACTCTTTTTCTCTTCACTGGCATCTTTTAGTTTACTTATGTCTTTAAATTTTTCTCCGTGTAGACCATAAAGCATTGTGATAAATTTATAATCATTCAATAACATTTTTCCAAATTCACCACGGACATTAATAAATAATTTGAATGGAAAGTTATTTATGTTATTTACATAATATCCCCATACAGATTTGATTTGTCTATCATCATGTATTTTAGGAATAATAAATAATTCTTTGATGTATTCCCAATTAATCCATATAGGAAACAGTGATTTACAGTTATTTATGTAATATGAAATTTTTTCGCTAACATCTGTTATATACTGATTGATTCGCCAGTTGGCATGTGATAACTCTATGCCATCTTCTCTTAATGATTCAATTACGTCACAATGAAAATATTCGTCAAGTATATTTATATTTTTCATATCATATACTATTGCATTATTGATCGCCTTGTATTTCATAAAAAGGAAAGATCTGACCAAGCATAAATTTCGTACCACTCTGGTGTTAGTGTTTTGAATCCATTCATTGTATAAATTTTTGTCAAAATGCGTTTGGTCGTTTTCAAATAAATGTTCTTTTACTCCAATTAAAAAGGCAACTTTAGATACAATTTCGTACATTTGACTTTTATAATGTATTGGATCTAATTCCATGTTTTCGTATATGTTGTTAGGTATATCCATTATTCTATATCCCTCCTGTTCTTATATGTATATCATATCATAATTTGCAATTTCTACCAATGGAAAATATATGTACTTTATAAAAGTAATTGTTAGTAAAAACAAAATTCAGTGTTTTTATAACAGCTCGTCTGTACTTCTAAAAAATATTCTAATTTAATAGCATTAAATGGTATTGACATAATCTATTTATTTGAATATAATAATTATATAGGATTAGGTCAGGAAGCATACGATGCCCTGGCCATTTTTTTAGGAGCTACATAAAATGAAAGAATATAAAACATTTAATCAACAATTGGCTATATTACGTTCCAGAGGTATGATCGTTCCTACAAATGGCGTGCCGAAACGTTTTTTAGAACAGGAAAATTATTATAATGTTATAAATGGATATAAGGATCTTTTTTTATGTAAAGACAATAGTGGAAATGTTATTAATCCAGAAGTATATTTGCAAAACACACATTTTAATGAATTAAAAGCGTTATTTTTGCTTGATCGTGAACTAAGATTTTTATTTCTTAAAAATCTATTAATTTTTGAAAACTCTTTTAAAACTACTATTTCACATGAGTTTTCAAAAAAATATCCAAAACCAAATTCGTATTTGGAAATTGCAAACTACAAAAATGATAATCCAAAGGCCGTTTTAAAGCAAATTTCAATATTGACTAATACAATCCATGAACATGTGGGAAAGAACGGAGCAATAAAACATTATATTGAAGATTATGGATTTGTACCGTTATGGGTTTTAGTCAATTATCTTACGATAGGAAATCTTTCATATTTATATTCAGTGTTTAAAGACTCTGAACAAAATACTATTGCCAAATATTATTCAACTAAATATACAAAACAATACGATCCTATTGATCCACTTAGAATTACCAGTAAAGATATGGAATCAGCTTTAAAGATATTTAATCTGGTTAGAAATCAATGTGCACATGATGAACGTCTTTATAACTCTGATTATAAAAACATACGGGTATCAAATTTAGCAAATTATTTTGAAATTACAAATTATAATAATAGACGTATTATTGTTGCGATATTATATTTTAAAGCATTGCTTAATAAAAGTTATTATAAGAAATTTCATTTGGAACTGATTACAATATTTAACAAATATAGCAACGAGTTTCACACTGTAAATTTTTGTGAAATTCTTAATATTATGGGAATAGATTTACAAGAATTGGACAAATTGAAATAGTTATAATAGTTTTCTATTCTTGCATTAAAGTGAATATGGTAATATTTAAGAGCAGTATTGTAAAATCATATCCTGTATTTTACAATACTGTTCTTCTATTTGTGTTTCATAAGTGAGGTGAATTAATATGGATTATTTTTATAAATATTTATATGATAAGAAACTATTTTTTCAAAAATTTTACAATCAATTTATTGATGAATTTATGTCATTTAAAGTATGTGATAAAATAAATTATTTTATGATGAATAAATATCAACTTAGCCATATGAGTAATATACTTTTAAATTCTGAGTATGATTGCGAATTAGATCCCGCTCGGCAGGATTTTATTTTCGTTGGGCGAGTGTATTATAGTGAGTTTATTTGTTGATATGTGATCATTTACTGTATGATTAAGTTTTGAGATTGTTTTAATATAATTATCCATGTTATCTTCTATTGTCTGTGTGTCATCAAATAAAAATTCACATAGTTTATCATTAACTGCGCCAATTGCAAGATATCCATATTGTTTATTGTCATTATATGATAATCTTATAGTAGAAAACTTATCCGTATATGAAACACCACAAATTATAGGTTTGTTTAATCTTTTTGAAAAACCTGCGACAATGAATGCACATTCTGAATATTTATCAATATTTGATACAGCCTCTTTTTGTACTTGTAATATTACCTTTTCTGCATCTACGGTATCATTAAAATTCAGCTTGGACTTAATGAATTTGACCATTTCAATACATGCATACTTAACTCCTGTATACCCTATAATGCAATTATGTGTAATTTTGTCATGCTTACATATATCTTCATTAACAATCTTTCCGTTGTTCATTTCTCTTCCATCAGATTTAACAATCACTCTATCATCTGTAGACATGGCTAATACGATGCTCATTCTCTTACATCCTTTTTATTTACATAATATCATGAAATGTGAGGTGATACAATGTTTAAGATTATGAATAAATTGCTCAACAAAATTAAAAAATCTTTCTGTGAAAGCATAGAACGTTCTATAATCGAATCAATAAATTTCCAAGAAATATTAAAGAAATCAGCAGAGATAACCCGAACTGAAATTGAAAATGATTTAAACAATCTAAAAAAATGTAAATAGCATTTTTTGTAATTCTATCAAATTACTATCCATATTAGAAAGGTGTTTTATGTTTTATTCTAAAATGAATATTTGAGTTGCAATAAATATTTTAGTTCATGTATATTAGACTTTAAGTTAATTAAAGATCCATATACATATTCTAATTGTACTGTTCCGATCAATGTATCATATTTACATTCTCCAAGAGACTTTTGGGAAAAATATAAGTATGAAAAAAGTTATTTATGTAGAAATATGTTTTATCAATCATACCGCACTCAAGTTGGTAACTGCATTCCAAACACGAATGACATGCCTATTTTAAATGAAAATGGTGAATACTGTTATATAAAAAATGGTCATCATATTATTTGTTCGATTAATATTTCTGCATCGCTTAATATGCCAATCAGCAACGAATACAGATCAGATATATTGTCTTTGTTTATGCCAATTTAATATTGCTTTCTATGTTATGTTATTAATCATATTTTAACCCTAGGAGACGAATTTATATAATGAAATTTTAATAAATTTTATGTAAAATCAAAAAAATTATAATCTATTTCAATTCCAACGATCAGAAATCTTAATATACTATTGTGGTTATAAATTTGCTCTTCGTAAAAATCGTGATCTCCAAATTTTCCACCTTTAGTATATCCTTCTTCGCCAATTGTAGATTCTAACCTACATGGATATGTGAAAGGAATTATAATTTTTTGTCTTAATTCTGAACGTTTGTAAGAGTGATATTTCATATATGCTTTTAACACTTCACTTTTCAATATATCCATTCGTTTGTCATTGATATCCCTAATATTTTTTCCAATATGTAATTGAAGCGTTGATATGCTTGGAAATAATCTATCTTTGTAATCTGGCATTGGTTGTTTTGTGAATATAACTATATATGAAAAATTTTCTCCATGTTCGAATTTTTTTCCTATTTTAAGCTTAGAACCTGTATTTAACACTAAGAAATCTTTATCACTAGATAAAAAATCATGAATATCAAAATAAAAATCTTTATGACGTTGAACTACATAGTCATAACGATTATTATCATTCATTTGATAAATACAAGAACTTATACTGTTTTCTCTATAATAATTAAGTGTTGAACTATATCTTTTTTCTTCATACGATAATTTTTCTATTTTATCATTAACTTTTTGATATTCGTCTTTCAAAAATTTTAATATTTCCTGTTTAAATTCAAGAAAAATTTCTTCTCTTTTTTTAATTGTTGAAACGCTTACATTGTTGTAATCTTTAATTTTATATTTTTCTTCTTCTGAAATATAATAATTATACTGCTCTTGTAATCTATCAAGTCTTTGCTTATACCATTTCGCCTCGTTAATTTCATGATTCAATTTTTCAATTTCATGATTCATTACCTTAATTGTCGCCATAACTTTTTACACCTTAATTTTCCTTATCATGGTTTCCATTTATGTCCACAGCTACCACATCTGTTTACAGTTTTGCCACTGCCGATAAATCCAGTAAGCAAAGAATACCCACGAGAACCTGTGGTAACATTTGTAGACCCACATTTGGGGCAACGGAGTGTTGGAGTGGATGGGGTGTCTTGCTTTGGTGGATTGAAATGAGTATTATTAAGTAACTCTCTAAATTCAGCGTCCATTAAATCATCATATAGAGCCTTGTCGAAATGTTCACTGTTTTCAACATAACGCACTCTTGCACGATGCATAAACTCTTCATATCGGTCTGGATGGTATTTTACTATGTTATCGTATTCGTCAACTGTAAAATCAGTTTTTGTCATAGGTGTAAATCCACAGTTTTTACATACATGTTCTTCGTCTTTAGTATAACACTTCCATGCTCCGCATCGTGGACACATATAAAAATCTTGATGTGGAAATATATATTCTGAACCATCTGGATAAAATGTATATCCACACATTCCACAGTGCCACGCACCAGGAGCAAATTTATTATCATAAGTTAGAAATCGTTTGTCTTTACATTTTGGACATTTTTTTATTTTATTTTCCATTGGAAACCTCCTGTTTTTTTTATATTACCATATATTATAAGCAAAGTATACAAATATTTCCAAATATATTTGTAATTTTAAATCGTAGATAGTCAACACTATTGGCAATTATAAAAATCGTCAGGATAATCTAAAAACATTCCAAAACGTATTTAAAAATATGCGAGACACTATGGATGACGGCTTGCAAAATGGTGATTCGCTTAAAAATCATCTATTTGATGGTATGGATGTTGACCCTAATTTTTTAAAGGCCTATGGAAAACAGTTAGATGAGTATGCGGACAATATCCAAAAAGCTGGAAAAAATGCTAAAACTTCTGAAATTGACATTAACGGTTTTAACGAATCATTGGTTAGAAGCGGTCAAGAAGCAGTTAAAACCACTACTTTCATGCAAGACATTGGAAAAGGAATCAAGAGTGTTGGTAAAACAGCTCTTTCAATGGTTGGAAATTCTGTTTTAGATATGGCTATTGGAACAGGACTCCAACTTGTTATTTCTGGAATCAGTGATTTTATACATCGTGAAGAAATTGCTATAGAAAAAGGACAAAAGGCACAAACAACTATCTCTGAAACATTCGACACATTTTCTTCTGGCAAGTCCACTCTTTCAACACTTGGAAAATCATTTAATAAATCTACGAATGAAATTAACAGCACAAGTGAAGCAATAGAGTCAGTCGCACAAAGGTATACGGAATTATCCAAAGGTGTAGATAGTAAAACAAACAAAAATATTGGTTTATCAAGTGAAGATTACCAGAGTTATCTTGACTTATCTAATCAATTAGCACAATTATATCCCAGACTTCAATCTTCTACTGATTCACAGGGAAATGCAATGCTTGATCTTGGAAGCAATGCTAAAACTGCAGCAGAAAACATAAGAGAAATTTATGATGCTCAAATGCTTTCCTCTAATGTTAAAATTGGTGCGGAATTACAGGATTTAATAAAAGGATCATCTACACAGATAAAACAATACAAAGAGCAAATTGCAGAATATAACGATACGGCAAAAAACGCAAGGGAACAAGTTTCAGAATTAAAGGGTACACAAAAATATTTTGAATCACAAAAAGATCCTAAGTTCTTTGAGTTAGATTCTAGGGACTTTACAAATCCTGAATTATTTGCAGATTATTTCAATGCTATAGAGAAAGCTGCAAAAGATGCTGGTATAAATAATTTTGAAAAGGGTGGACAAGTAGACCTTCTCGATACAGAAACTGGTGAACACTATCAGACTTCTACATTTCAAATAATGGATGCAACATCCAATCAATTAAAGGAATTTCGCAAAAATTTGGATGCTGCTAATGTAGATTTGGCAAATCAGTTTTCTATAGATGCAATTGAAGCGGAAAAACAAGCCAAATCTACTGAAATGCTATTAAAAGATACTTGGAAAGGTATGACTGATTCATTAGGTCAGTTTTTACAAACATCTGACTCTTTTGATAAATTAGATTTTGGTTTACAAAATGCATTATTGAACAATTTAGACAATCTTGATATAAAGCCATTGACAGAAAAATATAATGGTGATGCATTGTTGTTTATGTATGATCAATTTATTGACCCATTATCTAAAATGTCAAATGAATCACAAAAGGCAATTTCTGATTTATTTAATGTCGATGAAGCCGAGTTAACTGTAAGTGAGTATGCCGATGCGGTCAATAACGCCTTTAGCAAAGCCTTTCCTAATGATACAGAAACACAGGATAAATGGAAAAAGGCTTTTGGTTATTCTGATATACTTAAAGAGAATCAAGAACAGTTGGATAATCTAAAGGCAAATGATACGGTTAAAGACTATACAGATCAAATTGATTCTTTGTCCAACAAAGATTTAGAAATAGCATTAGATCTTGTTGTTAATGATGGTTGGAAAGGAACGTTTGAAGAATTACAGCAAGAAATTGAAAAAACAAAAAAAGCAACAGAGAATGAAGCGTTATTATCTTCTATACAAAAAACCGTCACAGACGCACAGACCAATCTATCATCTTTTCAGTCTGCTATTAACGAATCCGCTTCTGCTACTGGTCTTTCAGCGGAATCTATCACAGCAGTTGGAAATGCATTTAGTGAATTTTCTGAACTAAACCCTGCTCTCCTATTTATGAACACTGCCAATGGAGTAAAGGTAAATAACAAAGCATTATCTAGCTTAATTTCGCTTCAGCATAAAGTGAAGTCAAAGGACTTTTCTGATGCAATTAAAAATCAGACTCAGGCTATCGCAGAGCAAAATGAGGTAGTTAAAAACGCATCTGCAGACAATCTCGCTGAAGAACAAGGTAAGCTACAGAAAATGTTTGGCGACTTGTCAGCTATTCAACAGGCACGTTCACAATATAATGCTTTATATCAAGAACAACAGAAATTGTTCTCTGATTATGGAGAATGGGTAACTGCTACTTCCACTGAAAACGCAGGTGATCCATTCCTTAATATGGTTTCAGGTCTTGAGCAGGCAAAGGCTGCTTACGATAAAGGTTTGGTTGGTACGGATGAATTTAAGTCATTTGCAAAACTGATATCTCCTACAGGTGCAACGGACGCAGCAAACTTTATGGAGAATTACGGAAAAGCTGCAAGGTATCTTACAGAAGATATATCTGGTGTTCAAAACTTCCTTAGCGACCTACAAACAAATGGTTTTGCGGAATACAATGCTGAATTAGATAGTTGGGCATTAAACGTTAGGAATGTTTCAGATGTTGCAAAAAAAATGGGTATGGGAGAAGATTTCATATCTGGTATGTTTGGAAGGCTCGAAGATTACGGATTCCATAATAACATCATTAACGATACAGAAGATGGTGTTTTAAAATTGTCTGATGCATATAGAAACCTTGCAGAATCACAATCCAGATTGGATAAACTGAAATCAGAAGATCCAGGAAACACCACTGCTATTGAGGCGGCAGAAAAAGAAGTACAAGGATATCAACAAGATATTGATGAATTAGGTACTAATCTTTCCAATGTAGCGGCAGATAGTGCATCTGCATACAATGAAGAACTTGAGAGTGCTAAAGATCAGATTAAAATTCTTGGAAAAGAATATGAAAATATATTTAAAAATGATCTTTACGGAGAAAATCAAGATGCTGTAGCACAGTATATTCAGGACATGATTGATGGTCTTGCGAATACATATGATTTAGATTCATTGGATTTCGAACAAATACGTCAAGATGCAGAAAACTATCGTAAATCATTGAGTGGTGCAACCATTGAAAATCCTGCTGAAATTGATTTTGGAGATGATACAGAAAAGGCAAATACTTACGCTTCTGCTCTTGGAAAAGTTCAGCAGGCAAACAAAGATAATAAGACAGTAATCGAAGAAACTAAAAATGCATTATCTGATTTCACATCTGAACAGATCAAAAGCATTGATTTGTTTGACGGTGCATATGACAGCAATCAGCTTGAACCTGCAGAAAAAGCATTAGACTCACTTGTAGAATCTCTTGGATTAACAAATGAAGAAGCAGAAATGCTTCCACAATTGTTAGAAGCCACAGGTATGATCAAACCAGAAGTTGACACCAGTGATATAGAAAAAGCGGCAACCGAAGGTGAAAATGCTCAAAAGTCATTGGAAGAAGCAACTGGCAAGACATATGATTTTGATTTTAATACAACCGACTTAGATACCATTCAAAAACAAATGGATACTGTAACAAGCGATATGGCACAGTATCAAACCACTGATGCAAATGGTAATGTTACATATGATTATAGTCAACCAGGCGCAAATGAAACTGCCAAGGTTTATGAATCTACTGTCAGACAACAACAAGCAGCAGAATTTTCAAATACCGAGTTAGGTAAAAACGAAGCTACAGGCGGTACGCTTGACACAGCAGTTAGAGCTTATCAAGAAGCAAAAAATGAACTTGATACCCAAACATTATTATCACAGCAAGGGGTAAAAAATGATGTAGAGGGAGCGACAAAAGCATGTAATGAAGCTTTCCAGGCAGTGAAAGATGCAGGTGGCGAAGAGATTTTTGACACCACTGGAATACAAGAGCTTGATGACAGCATAAAAAACATGACCGATAAAGAATACAAGGCAATGGTCGATGTTGATGCGGATACATCTCAAGCGGATTCCAAAATGAACAGCATCACAAATAAAGAATTGCAGACAAAAATTAATACTGTAGTTGAAAACGGTACTTCTGTTGACCAACTTCTTGCAATGGATAATAAAACCTTGGCAACAACTGTAGGATGTGAAGATTCAGAAGTTCAGCAGGTTAGAGCTGAATTGGAGGAAATGGATCAGCAAAATGTGCAATGTGCTGTAGAAATTGACAACACTCAATTCAATGCTCTTATAGAAGCCATTAATGGAGAGCCTGTAACACAAGAAGTACAAGTTAAACCAACTGGCGAATCAAGTATTACAGATGAAATTGAAAAAGCTCCTTCTGAAAAAGAAGTCTCAATTGTTGGAAAGGTAGCATCCTTAAATCTTAATGGTAATTATCCACCTGTGGCATTGGAAGGTAATGTTACCAATATAAATACGACTGGAGATTATCAATCTCTGGCATTGGAAGGTAATATTGTTCAGGTATCTGGTGGAGATGGAGAATCTATTGATGTAGTCGGAAATGTTACGTCTGTTAGTCCTGTTGGTAATTTATCTGTAAATGTGGTTGGAAATATCACATCCACTACAGGAGGAGAAACTCAGGGTGGTAGTGTTTCTCTTATTGTGGATTCTTCTGATGTAGATACATATAAACCATCTGATAAAAGTGCAAAAGTAAAGTTTAGCAAAGATTCATCCGAACCAGATAATTATCAACCAAGTGACAAAAGTGCTACTGTAACATATAATGTTGATGCAACAAATGTATTGGCTTATCAACCACCAAACAAAAGTGCTACTGTAACATATACAGTCCAAACTATAGGTAGTCCACCAAAGGGCGGTGCTGTTTCATGTGCATCAGGAACTATGATTTCTCCTGCACATGCAGACGGAACAGCATATAATGTCCTTAATATGCGACCGCTCTCTTCTGCTCACGCCAAAGGAGATATATCTCTCAATAACGATGAAAAAGCTTTAGTAAATGAAGTTGGTGTTGAATCCATCGTTAGAGATGGTGTATGGTCACTGATTCCAGGTGGCGCACATTTCGAAAATCTTAAAAAGGGAGACATTGTATTTAATGCAAGTCAAACCAAAGCCCTGCTTGAGCATGGCAGAATGGCAGGTCATGCAAGAGCATATGCCGATGGTACGTTAAGCACCCAAACTGGAAATCGGTATGGGTTGTATAAGGCGTATCGAGGCGGTTCTATGCATGGTAGCTTTCAAGGTGGAGCCGCAGGAGGAAGTTCTTCTGGTGGTGGAAACAGTCATACCACTTCCTACAATAACAATACAGGCGCAGTCAACAGCAATACAAAGGCTACCAATGACAATACCAAAGCAGCCAAGAAATCCACACAGGTATTTGACTGGGTTGAGCGAAGATTAAAATACTTTGCTGACAAAACAAAAGCGATTGCTGACAGTATTAATGATTATATTTCTTCTTCACAGAAAAAGAGCCTGTTACAAAAACAGATCTATGCTACTAACAGTGAAATGCATGTCAATTACCGTGCTGCAAGAGCTTATTACAGTAAAGCCCAGTCGCTAGGATTAAGCTCAAAAACCCGAAAGCTGATTGAGGAAGGAAGATATACTCTTGATGATATCGACACTTCTACAGAATCCGGTAAGGCTCATTATGATAAAGTTCAGAAATACATGAATTACTATGATGAATATACCAAATGCATTGATGCAGTACGTGAATTGAGAACGGAACAGGTTGAGTTATATGCTCAATGGGCTGCTATTCCAACCGAAGAAGCTGAGAAGAAAATTGATAAGCTGACACAGAGCTATAATGGACTTGCTGCGATTCAGGCACGTTTGGAAACCGCAGGTATGGGAGGTTCCGCACAGGCTCTTCTGATGACACAGCTTGATAATACCATGCGGTATGCAAATAATAACAAAAAGAAAACGGATGCGGAATGGAACAAACAGAATAATAGGCTATCAGCTGCTCAAACAAAAGAAGATACTGCCAAAGGCAAGGCTAGCGAAGATAAAAAAGCTTTAAATACTGCAAAGAAGAATCTTACCAAGAAACAAAAAGGTGTTTCTTTAACATCTGAAGAAAAGAAACGTGTTAGTTCCGGTCAGGCGTTAAGTACAAAAGGACTGAAAGGCAAAAAGAAACAGCTTGTACAGGAATATAATGCTGCCCTGAAGAAAAGCCAGTCATCCGATAAAGCTTATAAATCTGCACAGTCCTATACGAAAAAGGTACAGAACAGTGATGAATATAAAAATGCCAAGGATGCAAAACATACCAATGACGTAATCTATCTGGAGTACAAGAAAAACTGGGAAGCTGCAAAGAAAGCATATGATAAGGGTGATTCTCTTTCCTATCAGAATTATCTGGTCGATCAGGAGCTTGCTCTTCTGAAACAGCAGAATGATGCAAAGAATACCGCTTACCGTAAGGCAAACCAGAATACCCAGACTGCTACCAAGCGTAAAGATAACTATAAATCGAAACTGGATTCTGTAAAGAAGAAAGGTAAATCCTATAGTAAGAAGTATGCAAAGTATCTGACCGCAGATCAGGAAAAACAGCTTGCAGCAGGTAAGAAGATCAATACGGACAATATCAAAAATGCAAACGTGAAAAAGATCATTGACCAGTATAACATTGACCTTCAGAACGCTATGAATAGTTACACTGCTGCCACACAACAGTTGACTGCTGCACAGGAAGCCGAAGCGGAAGCTGCTGCAAATGCGGCTCAGTCTCAGGCAGAATATGCACAGGCACAGGTAGAAGCTGAGAAAACAAAATTTGATAATATCAAGAAATACTATGAACAGCGGATTGAATATCAGGAATCATGGAATAAGCTTTATGACAAACAGCGTGAGTACGACAAGACCCACGGTGACTACACTACTTCTGAGAGCTTTGACAAGCCGATCAATGAGATAAATAAAGCACAGAGACATCAGGAGGAAGCTGCCAAAAAGCTACAGGAACAGCTTAATAAAGCGGTAAAAGCAGGAACCATTAAGGAGTATTCGGATGAATGGCTTGAAATGAAATCTGAGATTGTGGATGCTCAGACAGCCGTTCAGGACTACGAAAATCAAATGGAACAGCTCAAACAGGAACAGATTCTTGTACAGTACGAAGAAATGTTTGACCGAGCCATTGAGAAAGCCGAGAAGTTTAAGGACAAAATCGAAGCAATCAATAGTCTTATTACCGAAGATATGATGTACGACTACGAAACCGGACATTTAACTGAGTTCGGAGCTTTATCTATTGTCCTGAACGCCAAACAGCTTGATACTTCTCTTACTACCCTGAAAGATTATGTGAAGAAGCGTCAGCAGATCATGGATGATTTCAAGGCAGATAAGTTCGGGGAAGAAACTTATGATAAGCTGATGGCTGAGAATGATGCAAGTCTGCAGGGTGCGTTAAAGGATGCACAGGCTTATCAGCAGGCTATTATCGGTATTATCAAAGATCAGGCACAGGCTGAACAGGATGCATTATTTAAGGTCATTGATGCCAGAAAAGATGCTCTTGATAAAAAGAAAAAATATTATGATTATGATAAGACAATTAAAAACAAAGCAAAAGAAATCAATCTGTTAAAACAGCAGATTGCTGCATTAGACGGGGTGTTTGCCCCATGCAAACTATTTAATTGCGGGAACGTCCCCATAACCCTATTTCGCTACAACAGAACTGGAAACGGTACATGTGAATGCGGTATGTGTTAAGAACACAACAGTCGAAAGATAGAAACCATAAAAAGTAAATAGATCAGGGATAACCGAGTGTGCAAGTCACTCTTACGCAGCGAAATTCCTAAGTCATATAATATGATATGGAATACGTTCAACGACTATGGCATTATGCCAGTAGGGTCATAAGCGATTGATGATCCGAAAAATATAGACTATTTGAATAAAATATTATATAATAAAGAAAAGTTTTATTTAACTATTTATCATAAAGATGATGTGTGACGGTTCTGACACATCGGTAAAATAAAAAGTGACCGAGCGATGATAACAAGTGACGGTTCTGACTTGTTGATAAACAAAAATAGTGACCGAATGATAAACAGTTTTAATGCATATTGGAGATGATATTATGGTATTTGCAGTACCAGATAGGAAATTAACTGTAGTAGATGCCTCGAATTCACAGGATTTTATAAAACGGTTCAATCAAAATACAATTACAAAAAACAGATTGAACTGTGTAACTCTGCAAGGAGATTGTTTTTACATGAGAGAAAAGTTCAAAAATAGAACATTAAAACTACAGATATTAAAGATTGAATATAGAAAATGAAATGAAGGTATTTACAAACATAGGAAAATGACATATAATAAAAGAAACTGAAGACAGTGTGTGCAATCTTCAGTTTAAATTGTTTTATATATAAAGACAGATTCCGTTAGACGGTTGAGCCAATTTCTCACATTTAATGGCTTATATGATTAAACAATCAATGCATTAATGATCGCCTTTAGCTTTGTGGCGGTCATTTTTGCGTTTCTTATAACTATCAGTAATCTTCTGAGAAATAATTCCAGAAACTATCCCAGAAACAATCCCACTGATAATATTAATAGCAAATGGTAATGCTATCATTTCACAAAAAGAAGCGAAAACTTCAGTCACATTATCCCCTCCCTTGAAATGAATTTCCTACATGGTGTCACGAGGATATTTATATAAACAGGACATTGCTGCCCTGATGTGACTCAACCGCCTAACCATCCCAATCAAGCCAAAACTGAAATGTTGGAATCTGTCAAAATATATTATAGTCTTTATCGACATGTTCTGTCAATCTTTTCCATATTATTGCATAAAACAATTTATTCAAATAGAAGATATAGTCTCATCTCATATGAATAGTATGAGGGAATTTAATTCCGTGTGGGTGTAGCGAACCCATGCAAAGATAATGAACTGATGCACAATCCAGAGCTGAAAAAGCAAGGCTCGAAGCTGAATTAGCAGAAAAACAGGAAGATTTTGATGATACAGTCAGAGATCATGTATACGAATTACAGGTAGATGGACTGGACGATCTCAAAGACCAGTTATCTGAGGATTTCGAGAAATGGTCACATGAACTGAGTGCAAACCTTGATAAAATGTCACAGGCTATTGCGGACGCTGTAGCAAACGTGGGAGGTAATACTGCGGATGCTCTTAATTCGATTGCAAAGATTCTGGAACAGTTTGGAATCAATGCAGGAGATATGGGTATTACTCAGGGTGATCTTGATGTGTCCAAGGGGGAAAGCAATCAGAAAAGTTCTGTACCCCCTGTTGATGATAGTAATATTGTCCGCTTCAATCATGTAGGTGGTCAGATTATGATTACTGAAAATGGTATAAGTACCCCAATGAGCGTATACGATGGTATGATTCCTAATGATATAACCGAAATGTTGATAAACATGTCTATGGAAAATCAGAGATTCCCACTGTCTGAACTGAAGATGCCAGAAATAAAGGTAACAGGTGGGGGAAATACGAATGTAAATATTCAGTATGATGGCCCAATGTTACAAGTACAGGGAGATGTAACAAAATCAACGCTTCCTGATCTTCAGACAATTTTAAAGAAAGCTAATACCTATACGCAAAATGAGATTCGTAAAAATATGAAAAGATTCGGATGATAACCGAACTTATTTATCAGGACACTACTCTTTCATCGGAGTAGTGTCTTTTCTTATATAAAATAAAAAAGGAGGGATGGTATGGCAGGTTTTATATATAATGGAAAATCAACAAAGGATATTTTAAGCAGCTCTGAATTAATATTATGTACATTTGATGGTATTGATTCTGTGTCTGGACATCAGAGGGAAGATATTACAGGTGAAACAACCATCTCTCGTCCTATTGCCAATGAATACGGAACACAATATGAACCTCTTGAAATTGAGTATGGTCTTATAAAAAAAGATCATACAGTAATTACAAGCGAAGAACAAAGAACCATCGAAAAATGGCTTACTTCACCAAAGATATCTCAGGAATTGACGGTGATTGACTGCCAAGGAAATCCTATTGATGGAATTTATCATGGAAAATTCATTTCAACAGAATGGTATCCTGTGGGCGGTGGTTGGGCTGGTTTTATGTTCAATTTTAAAAATAATACTGCATACCCCACCAAACACTTCGAACAGACGTACTCGATCAATTCAAGTGGAACCATCACTATTGACTGTGAGACAGACGAATTGGAGGAATATGTATATCCGACCTTAACAATCGTTCAATCTTCCTCTTCTACTGCTTCTGTATCCATTACCAGTGTCACGGACAATTCCAATAAAATGACAGTTCAGACACGCCGTAATCTTCCAATGATCTTTGATTGTCTGCACTGTATTCCCAAAGACGGAACTACGTCAGGTATTATCACCTATCAGGATCTTGGATGGGACGATGTTGGAAATATTTACTGGCCTCGTCTTCTGCCAGGTCGAAACACTCTTAGAGTGGAAGGTAATGTGCAGATAACAATAGAATTTGATTATCCATATAAAAGGGTTGGTGGATGGTTATGATACAGGGAAACAAAAGAATTTATCTATGCGATCTTAACTTAAAGCCGATTACTCAATTAAATGGTATTCAAACTGATTCTGTAAATTTGAATCAATATGTAAAAGATATCGGTGAACTTACGTTTGATGTGGATGAATACATTATTGTAAATGACCAAAAAGTGAAATCCAACGGTTATGATGAGCTGGATTTATACATGACTTTGTGTTTGGAAGATATTGGAATGTACCAGCTTCAAAAGCCTACAGAAAGTGGTGATGGTCAGAAATCTTATAAATCTGTAGTCGCCTATTCTCTTGAAAAGGAATTTGAAGATAAAAGCTGGATAAATTTTAAAATTAACACTGGTGCGAAAGATTCCCTGGAACAATTAGCTTCTGGGAACCTTAATGAAATGGGGTTTGCAAAAGAATTTGTCACTTTTTGCAATCCAGATAAACCTGAATTATCATTTATGGATTTGCTTATCAATCAGATTCCAACATGGTCATATGATTTAGATGATATCGATACACGGCTAATAAAAAAGAAAATGCCTTCCATTGAAGAGCAGAATGTAACACTCTATAATTTGTGTACTTCTACGATTGCTCCAAGAATGGAATGTCTCTTTTTATTTGATACCATGCACAGAAAGATCAAGGTACTGGCAAAAGATAATCTGGATGACAAAGAATATGAATCCACGGTGTTTATCACATACCGTAATCTGGCTCAGCAGATTGATGTAAGTGTCAATGAAGATTCTGTGTTTACCAGATTTAACTGTCACGGAGATAATGAGTTAAATATCCGTAATGTAAACTATCAGGATAACTATATTTTTAATCTTGATTACTTTATGCGTAGCCCGTATATGTCCGAAGAGCTGATTGCAAAGGTCAAGAAATGGATTGAATACAGGGAATCACATAGAGAAGAATACATTGATCTATCAAAGCAATGGGCTGACAATCAAGAAGCTTCCAGCGAGTTACAGAATCGTGTTCCTGCAGATGATTTATATACAGATCAATGGGACGAAATGAATAAAGAAGGACTGGAAGAAAGTCTGAAATATTATAATACTCTCTTAACCAGCTTACAGGTATCTGTTGACCCCAACTGGCATGGTGCAGAAGATGGCAATGACTATACAGGATATGAACCATGGAAAAAACCAGATGGCAGTGTTGACCATGATCGTTATCTGGAAGAGTTAAAAAAGGTAAGCAATGGATATGGTGGATATTATACTTACTACGATACTCTTCATTACATTATTCCAAACATTGAGATCGCCCTTAAAAATCTGGATCTTCCGGAAGACCAAAAGGAAGATTATGTAAAGGACTGGGAAACCAACTGGGATCTTTATGGTATCACAGAACTGGAAGCAAAACAAAAGGAATACAACACCAAAATTGAAAAGCTGTCCGATTATAAAAAGCCATGGTCAGAACTGACAGAAGAAGAAAAGAAACAGTTTACCAATGAAGAGAATTATAACATTTATCATAATCAGTATAACGAGGCTGCACAGCATATTGATGCTTTAAACAAAGCCTTGGAAGAAAGAAAAGCTAAAAAAAAGGTTTATGATGATAAGATTGAAGAGATCAATAATTCAAGAAATAATCTTGCAAGCCAGGCAAGTCTTGAACATAGCAGCTTTGGATTTACCTCTTCTGATCTGATCACCATTAGAAGTCTTTTTCATGATACAGACTATCAAAATTCTAATATCTTTTCTACCTCTCTTACTACTACCCGTACTGAAATCGACTGTGAATTAGAGTTGTACGAAGATTCTGTAAGCAAATTATCTGAAGTGTCTCAACCGCAATATACTTTTTCCGTACAAATGGATAACTTATTTGAGATCCCAGAATTTGAACATTGGAAAGGTCAAATTGACCTCTTGAAGTTTATTCGTCTAGGTATCCGTGACGATTACAGCGTAAAGCTGCGTATTATTGGAATCACACGCAACCCATGCGAAAGTACCCCAGATCTTACACTGGATTTTTCAAATATGATCACTTCACGTTCTGGACGTTCTGATTTAACAGAACTTTTGGAAACGGAGAATAACCGTGGTTCCAAAAACAGTTTTACTTTCGGTACTGGAGATTCTGATTCAGAAAAAGAATACCTCACTGCCCTTTTGGAACTTATGATTAAAAACGGATTATTCCAACATGCAGTTGGTGATATTGCAGGAGGTACGGTAGGTCAGGTTGACGAAGCAACCGTCAATCGTCTGATCGCAGAATACCTGAAAAATTACAAAGTAGAAGTAGGTCATATCGTTGGTGATAAAGCCGAGTTTAATGAGTTATTTTCCAAATATATCGATGCGGAATTTATCTCCGCACAAATTATTCAGGGTAATAGTGGAGATTTTATCGACTTTATCAACAGCCATATTAAAATAGATAAAATCACTGTCGAACAGATTGTTGGGCCAAATGGTGAGAACTTTATTGATATGGTTAACGGAGTTATTGATGTAAAAAAAATATCTACTGAACTTATTACAGGTGGAGATGGAAATACATTTATAGATTTTGTAAATAATACAATCCAGTCTTCTACTATTAAGGCAGATAAAATTACAGGTATTGAAAATTCGAAAACTTTTATTGACTTTGTAAACAATCAGATTGCGACTAGTGATCTTAGTGCAAATATTGGTAATATCGAAAATATTCTTTCTGGTTTTGCAGGTATTGGTGATATTCAAAATATCCATTTAACAACACAGAATGCAGTTATTGATAAAGCGGTAATTAAAGAATTGATTGCTTCTCAAATGTCTGTTGCTGATCTTATGGCACACCAGGCCACGGCAGAACTTATCACATTAATCGGTAAAGATGGACAGCCTACGATTGCTTTTAAAGATTCCACTCAACAATTCTATGATTCCAATGGTAATGTCCGTGTTCAGATTGGTCAGGACGGAAATGGAAATTTTAATTTTATTGTCCGTGGCAAAGATGGGCAGACTGCTATGTTTGATGAAAACGGAATCACGAAAGATGGTATCCCAAACAATATCATTGTAAACAACATGCTTGCAAATGGAACTATCCAAAAAGATAAACTTGGGTTCCAAATCATTGAACCAAATGAACATGGTGGTATTGATATCTCTCAAGTATATCTGGGCGATGGAAGCAAATTTGGTATTGAGTATACAACATTCAAGGAAACTGTGACAAACGATATTAATAGTATGAATCAAAAAATTGATGAGTCTTCTTCTTATGAATTATATATTGAAATGCCAAATGGAAATCGTATGACACCTGCAGGATTAACATTAAATGCAAGATTGTTTAAAAATTCAGTAGAGGTAACAACCGATTGGGATAATAGATATTTCACCTGGCGAAGACATTCCAACGACCATGACGGAGATATAAATTGGAATAATACACATAAGGAAGGAACCAAAACATTGCTACTGACATCTAACGATGTATACAAGGGAGCAATGTTTGAATGCAAATTTGAAACAGACGGTATCTCTGTAAGCAAATTCGTGTAATAAATTTTATAAATAAAAGGAGAATTGACACATGGCTAAAATACAGGCATTTTCTAGTGTCACTATCACAGATTTATCTGATGCTGGTCAAGTTAGTTTGTATCTGACATCTAATCAGCCTAATTCTGTGATTTTTGACCCTAATCAAAATACATATACCCCAGACTGGGGAAAATCAAACTTGGTAATAACTCCGGTGATATCTTATAACGGAGAAAATGTAGCCTTGACTGCACCTGGACTTACTGTTAGTTTCCAGCGTCAGGAGGGTTCCGGAACGCCTGTCGGATTAACTGCAGGTGAAACCGTGTCTGGTAACAAATTGACAGTAAGTGCAAATAAACTGGCCTCTGTATCAAGTAAGCTGATTACCTATATATGTAATATCACATATAAAGATCCGGAAGTAGGTGTTCCATTAACTACTAGAGAAACACTTACTTATAGTTTGATTTCAAATGCAACAAATACTAAAGATGCATTTATATCCGGAGAATCAACATTTCTATATGATACAAATCGAAACTTAGTTGGAAGCAATACAATTACGCTTACAGCAAATCTAACAAATGTCAGCGTATCTCAATGGCAATATAAAAAACCTGACGGATCTTTTGTAGCATTCCCTACAACCAACAATCCATCAATTTCTGGTGCAACATTAAAAGTTCTGGCAACCGAAGCAAATATTTGGTTAAACAACAAAAATGCTGTTATTAAACTGGTAACGAACGATTCCAGTGTTTATGATTTACATGAAATTTACAAGATTTATGATGGTGCTGCAGGTACAGATACAGTTAGTGCTATCCTATCTAATGAAAACCACTTAGTACCCGTTGACTCTAAAGGAAATGTAAAGAGTTGGGTTGGGGCTGAGACATCCATTACTATCTATGAAGGTGGTGAAGATGTTACTTCTAAATGGAATATCGCTGTTACATACGGAGCTGGACTGACTGCAACTTATGATCCTGTAACGCATATTATGGAACCATCTGCATTAACCACAGATGCAAGTTATGCTGAATTTAAATGTACACGAAGTAACTATGCAAGCATTATCAAAAGATACACTATTACAAAACAGTATGCAGGTAGCGATGGTGCAGACGCTGTAGTTTATCAGTTAGATTCTAATGTATTAGCAATCAATCTTGATAAAAATAAAGTATTCAATCCAGCAAATATTACTTTGACAGCTTATAGAAAAGTAGGTTCCAGTGGAACAAAAACAAATTATAACGGACGATTCATTATTGAGGAGTCTACAAACGGAACTACCTTTACACCTAAATACACCAGTGGGACAGATGAATACACAAAAACATATACACCTTCTGCAAATAATATAACAGCAATTAAATGTTCCTTATATCAGGCAGGTGGCACTACTGTCCTGCTCGATTCACAGACAATTGTCGTTGTAAAAGATGGTGGGGATGGTACTGATGGCAGACCAGGTACGAATGGTGTATCTGTGGTTGTAACAAATAGCTCTGAGGTTATTCCATGTAATACAAGTGGTAATGCTTCTGTAGCAAAAGACATTGCTATCCCATTCTACGGTTTTTCTGGTATTACCCGTGTACCTGTAACATGCACAGTTGGAACTCTTCCAAGTGGTGTGACGGTAAAAAATAATACAGCAGGTACATCCAATGCCGGAGGTTTGTTAACACTTGCTGTAGCTGCTGGAGCAACATTCGGAAATTCCTCTTTAATGACTGGAGATATTACTCTTACATTTGTATGTCAGGGAGTTAGTATTGAACATAAGTTTACTTGGACAAAGAGTAAACAGGCAGCCAACGGACAGAATGCAATCCTATTCCAGTTGTATTCTCCTGATGGTGGTTCAATTATCAATGGAACAGGATCTACAACTATTAACACTATGATGATGTCAGGTGCAACACCTGTAACCCCTACTGCTTTTGTATGGTCAAAATTTGAGTCAGGAAAATATACTACCATTCCAGGACAAACCAGTAATTCTTTAGTTGTTTCTGCGTCCATGGTTGATGGTACAAGCTGGTTTAAATGTACTGCCACTTATGGTGGACACAATTATGATGCATATTGGACGGTTGTTGACCAGTCTGATCCAGTACAGTCTTATACTTACAAAACAGTTGGTCAATTCAAAAACGGACAAGGTGAAGGTGCAATTTATACAAGAGTATATAGAAATGGAGAAGAACTTGATCCCATTAGAACTTTAGTATTTTCTACCACCGCCCCTGTCGGAGCATCTTCTGGAGATTTCTACTATCACTTAGATAAAAGCGCAAAAACATGTACATTAAAGAAATATAATGGTTCTGCATGGGCTGATGCTACCGAAAAAGATACACTAAAATATGAGTATTACAGGATAAACTCTAAGGGTGTCGAGCTTGATACGACTGCTCCGTATAAAACTGACAGATGCATTTATATTGATCCAGATATAATTCAGGGGGAAATGCAGTTTAGATGCAAAGTGACAGGATAAGTAAATTTAATAAATGTTGTTTATATTTTATACAATACGAGGCTGTCAAAATACAGTCTCGTATTTATTTACAAAAAATAGATACGTGAGTAAAAGGAGAATATTATGGCAAAAACTTTTGAGAAAGAAATGACTATTTTCGAAGCAGACACAATTGCTTCTTATTATAAAAAAATCAGAGAAAATCAGGATACAAAAAATAAATTCAATGTATTTTCACTTGCAACTCAGTGGAACTTAAAAAAAAATATTGATGCATTAAACAAAGTGACGGCTTCTTATAATGAGTTTCGTACAGAAAAAAGGCAGGAAATTAATGACCGATATTTTTCTGATGAAATGAGTATTGAAACTACTATTAAACAGACAGATGAAAACGGACAAGAAAAAGAAGTTCCAGGAAGACAAGTGAAAAAAGAATATATGGAAAGTTTCCAAAAAGAGAACGAAGATTTAATCGCTCAACTCTTACAACTTTCCGCAGAAAAAGTAACTGTAACTATGACTCCTATTGATGTTAATAAAGAAATTGCCCTATTGGAAGAAAAGGGTGATATAGCGGATGTTGATATTAATATGGATGATTTAGATTTCTTGGATTTTTTCACTGAAAAATAATATATAAAAAAGGAGGAACTTACAAACTATGAATTTTCAAGTATATAGTTTTGTAAATATATCCAACATTATCGAAAATGCAGTATCCTCTTTTCGCACAGAATATTATCTTTCCAGTTCTAATACAGAGTTAATAGGCGGTAGTTGGTCAACAAATATTCCTCCTTGGTCAAATGGTAAATATTATTGGCAAAGAACAGTAACAACATTTACTGATCCAACAAAACAACCAGAAATAAGCAAACCTGTATGTATTACTGGTGCTGCTGGTCATGACGGAAAAGGTGTGGTATCCATTGTTCCTGAATATGCTATCAGTCAAAGCAGTACAGAATCCCCTGTGTCAGGATGGGCTGACAAACCTAAAAAATGGATGTTCGGATATTATTTGTGGACAAGATTTAAAATCACATATACAGATAAAACAACAACATTTACAACCCCTACATGTGACTCCAGTTGGGAAATTGCGAATGACATTGAAATTGGAGGTAAGAATTTATTAACCTGCACAAGCAGTATTATGGGGTATAACGATGATCAGCGTAACTGGGCTTGGAAAAGTTGGAAGACGGTAATGACGAATACTGTTGATAAATCGACTGATTCTATTCATATCGTAACGCAAGGTGGAGATGTTGATATCAATAGTGGTATTGCTTTTAATACAAAGAAAATAGATTATAAAATTGGTGAGACTTATACGTTTTCTATAGCTATACGAGGAACATATAATTTAACAGATAAATTTATTGCACATATTTATTATACCAACAAAGAAAATAAAGAAGTCTATGACAAAACTGAAATAACATGGATCGACAATCAGGATGGAATCAATGATGGATTAAGTTCCATAAGATTTCAAAGAAGGTTTATTACTTTTACTGTTCCTGATGATTACAATGAAACCACAAACAATCTGTTAATTATTATTTCTTGTAAGAAAATGGATATACTGCTTTGCCGACCGCAGTTGGAAAGAGGAAATAAGCCTACTGATTGGAAAGTAGCCGAAGAGGATCTTCAATCTCAGATAGATTCTACTATAAAAACAATGTCTGGGATAAGTTCTCTGGTAGATAAAATCAATGGGAATATCACAAATAAAATATGGGTAAGTGATATTAATACTGCCGTTGACTCTTTTAATAATACAACCATTCAATCAATTCGTGATCAGGTATCGTCTCAAGAACAGACACTTAGCGGTTTTAACCAAACAGTTAAAGATATGCAGACTACAATTGAGAAGAAAGCTGATGGTTCTACAGTTGAAACTCTTTCTAATAAGATTTCACAAACGGAACAAAGTTTAAATGGCTTCAAGACAACAGTCGAAAATACATATGCGACAAATGCAAACCTTACAAGTAATTACTATAATAAATCTCAGACAGAACAGCTTGCCAATAAAATATACTGGTTAGTTACAGATTCTTCCAGTTCCTCTTCTCTTACATTGACTTCAAAAGCATTAGAAGCAGTGACAAATCAGTTTATTGTAAAAAGCCCTGATGGAAAAAGAATCGTTCTTGAAAGAGGAAAAATTACAGCGGATGCATTACAATCCAATAATTATGTTGCGTCTGGACACAATAGTGTATATGCACAGGCAGGAACTTTTTATAACCTATCTGATGGTTCTATTACTTCCAAAAATTTTGTTGTAGATCAATACGGTAACGTAAATCTTAAAGGTACTGTATATGCCACAGGCGGTTCGTTTACAGGAGATATTGTAGCAAATTCTTTAACGCTTGGCTCCGGTGTATCGATTGACGGTAGTAAAATCACAGGTCTTTCTTATGATAATCTTTCCAATAAACCGGATCTTACTATCTATATTAAAAAGGATGGAACAATCGGTTCTACTCCAAGTGAAGGATATACAGGTTTCCAAGTTTCATCCAGTGGTCTGTTACGTGCCAGCAATGCGATTATTTATGGAACCATCTATGCAAGTTCTGGAAATATTGGAGGATGTAATATCAGCGGAGGTTTACTTTCTGTACCTGCTGCCAGAATCACAGGACACTTAGAAGCTGACCAGATTGGAGCCGGAATCATTACTGTTGATAAAATTACCACAAACAACCTGCAAGGCTTAAATGGATGGATCAACCTAAATAAAGGCACATTTAATTATGGTGAAGGAAAATTAGTATGGGACGGATATAATCTAAAAATAAATGGGTCAGGAACATTTACGGGTACTGTGACAGCTACTTCCGGTAGTTTTACTGGGTCTGTCACGGCCACATCTGGAAGCTTTACTGGGTCTGTCTATGCTACTTCTGGAATTATTGGAGGATGTAATATCTCGAATGGAAGTTTACAGGTTCCTGCTGCTAACATCACAGGTACATTAAGCGCAAATCAGATTATTGTAGGATACAATACGTTACAGTCAAAACTTGATTCCATGGCAACCGATATTTTAAATGCTGCGAAAACGGCAACAAATTATATCACCATGGATTATAACGGTGTCATGGTATCTGATACTTCACAGGGTTCTTATGGAAGCAATGTTTTGATTGCAAGTGACGGAGTAAATATCCGAAATGGTACTACTACGGTTGCATCATTTAAGGCAAATGAAATTGAACTTGGTAAAGGTAATAAAAATTCTGTGATTAAATTGTGTGATAATATTGGAACTATCAGTGCGATCAAACAAGAATATGAAGATGGTACTAGCATTGATGAAATGGCTATTCAATCATTGTATTTAGGATTATATGGTTCAGATTTTGTCACTATTGGAAAAAATGATGGTGGTGACAGAATTGAAATAAAAAATCAAAGTATAAATATGCTTCAATTTGGTTCTTATGAGAAATGTAGTAATTATTTTAGTCTAGGTAATACAGGGACAACATTTTCAGTGAATAGTACAGGAGAATATAATCAATTAAATATTAACGCCAGGAGCACAACAACTAACCACACAATCATATCCGAACAATATATACAAGCATCCAAAGGATTTACATGTGGATCTGCTACTGATAATTTTCAAAATAACGTACTGTGGAGTGGAACAGCATTATGGCCCAGTGATTCTCATACATGTAATTTCTCTAAACCTGTTTCTCAACAGCCGCATGGGATTTTACTTGTTTTCAGAGGGTATGATGGTAATGCTCTAAATGCAGATTGGCACACATTTTTCGTATCAAAAAAGGAAATTAGCTCACATCAAGGTCACGGACATTCATTCTTCCTATCTCATACTCCATGCACAAATTTTTCTACAAAATATATTTATATATACGATACTTATTTAAGAGGACATGCAAATAATAATCAGTCTGGTACAGGTTCTAACGGTGTTAAATATACCAACAACAAATATGCTTTACAATATGTTGTTGGAGTATAATTTAATTTTGTTTTTAAGAAAGTGGGTAATTAATTTATGGCATTACAAATCAAAATAAAAAGTGACAATGGTGTGCTTCTCTCCTATCATATGATCGCTATGATCAGCGTGGAACTCAATCAAAGAGTGACACTATTAGTACGATCATACATTGATGAGGAAGGTCGCCAATATGATAAAGATTATGAAGCTGGAAATATTGTAGGTGAACCTTCTTTCCCTTATACAAATGCAGAATATTTAAGTATAGAGTGGAATGAAGCCTTACCACTATTATCCGGAGATTTACTAACCAATGCGTATAATTGGTTGAAAGATCAGCCATCCTATCAAGGGGCTGTAAATGTTTAATGAAGGGAGGCAATTTAATATGGAAGTATATGTAGATGTGTATAACACTTCAAGTCCTGTTCTGAATATTTCCCTCGAAAGACTGAGAAACAGTTATATTCGTGCGATTTTAACTGATCCCATTGTGGATTTGTCTAAAATCAATGGGTATTTCCTTACATATAAAAAAGAAGACAATGAATTTTATGTAGCTTTCGATCAGGAAAAATATGATGAATATTTAAAGGAAAAAGAAAAAGAAAAAAATATCAATAAAGGTAATGAGCTTTTGAATGATATTCAGGAAGATCTTGCTTTAAAATACGCTACTGATAAAGAAGCTTATATTATGAGATATCTTTACGATCCATGGAAAGCCGATACCAAATACGAAATTGGTGACAGACGGTTATATAAAGATACACTTTATATATGTAAACAGGCACACACCTCACAGGCACAGCATACTCCTGATCTTGTACCTGCATTATGGGATATCATTAACGGAGACTCCGAAAAGGGTACAATCGACAATCCAATTATTGTTCCTGAAGTAGTCAGCTCAATGGAATACGAATATGGAAAATACTATCTTGAAGATACTAAGATTTATCTCTGCAAGCGTGCAGGAGTGCCGAATCCGGAGTCTATGTATGGACAGAAAGTATCCCTTACTTTTAAGCCAAGTCAGCTTATAGGGCACTATTTTGAAATAGTTGAAAAATAATTTATACACACGAAATATTGGTTTCATTAGGAGAACAGTTATCTGCTGCTCTCCTAATTGACTAAAATATGCAAAATTTGTACATAAATATTTTTATTTTTCAGCTATTGACATCCTTATAATGATTGCGTATAGTATAAATAGGAATACAAATAATTTATTATGCATACAATAAGGAGTGAGGTGAGAAACATGTCAACAATGAAACCGATACAGGCAACACCGACATTAAGTGGTAAAGATGCCGAAGCTGTTATTCGTCAGACTAACACCATGCCTACAAAGCAAGCACTTGCAAGGAATCAGATGTTGTCCTGTGTTCTTGCTAATATAAGAAAATAATGGAATATTTATCTGACGAAGAATTTATGAGTATTCAAGATAATGTGAGATTGATATCTATTAAAGACATAGATGATATCTCACATTATTTATTTGACAGTCATATTCAAGAATATAACGAATTTTTGAAATAAGGCTACCGCAATCCCACTGACTTTAGACGGTGGGTAGTTCACTATAGCAAATGAGTTTTATGACTTAAATGTAAGTAAAACATTTTTATTGATACATAAAGATACAAAGGAATTATTAGCATATATGACTTTATCAGCAGACTCTATTCGTTTGACAAGAGAAGAAAAAGAAGGACATGATATGACAGTCGTGCCGTACTCATCTTCCCCTGCTCTTAAAATCGGAAAACTTGCAGTAAATAAAAAACTAAGTGACATTGTAAAGCGAAAAGGCTATGGTTCTTTCATGTTAGAATTGGCAAGAGCTTTTGCATTCGATATGAATAAAATGGGAGTTGCATGTCGATTTTTAACGGTAGATGCAGATATAGAATATAATCCGGACACACCTTTGTTTTATAAGAAAAATGGTTTTGTTGAGAATTTAAGTCAAAAAAGTCGAAACCCTAAACATACAATCAGTATGAGAAAAGATATTTTTAGTTAATTAAATATATTTTATTCATAGAAAAACGGAAAGGTATTTTACTTTTTCGTTTTTTTATTGGATATATTACATCTGAAAATATTAAAAAGAAAGGATAATCTATGTACAGTATTGTAATGGATAAAAATAAATTCCTGATCAAAAGCTGTGGGATTACATTATATCAAGGAGAATCTTTAGTTGATAAACTTCAGTTTCTAATACCAAAGGACTACAAAGGTCACGATTTGGGTGAATTTACAGTAAAGATGAGATATATTCTCCCTGGCAATGTCTCAGGATCAGAAGATCTGAATCTTGGCAAAGAACTATATAATGATACCCACTATTCTTACACTCTTCCAATTGACAGTCAGATATCTACTGCTGCAGGAGATGTAACGGTGTATTTAACATTTTTGAAAATTGATAACCTTAAAAAGAAAAAATATCAGATGCGAACCAGTAAAATTACTTTAACTGTAAAACCGTATGAAACTGCATATAATCCTGAACTTGGATATGGTGATTGTAGTGGTTCTGAATCTGGAGATGATCAATATGATGTAGTGGAATTTTCTAGTAAAAAGGATCCAGATACATATGAAGTAGTAGAATTTTAATGAAATAAATTAGTCCGAAATAAGAACCTAAATATAAGGTTCTTATTTTTAAATAAAAATTTAAAGGAGGAAATGAAAATGGCTGAAAAAAAATCAAGATTTGGTTTTGGTGCAAAAGAAGATATCAATACAGCTGTTGAAGCCGGAACAATTGATGAATATGATTTTCTGTGCTTAGATAACGGAGAAGTTGGTTGGATTAACGCAAACAAAAAAACAGTAATCAACACTCCACGTACTCAAACAGATATCAAGGTTAATGGTGTTACCGGACTGGGAATCGCTAATAATGAAACTATTCCATCAGGAAAATCCCTGGATGAAATCGTTAAGATGTTAGTGCAGAAACCAATTCCTGCCACCTACACAAAACCGTCTGTGGCTATTGCAAACAATGGCGGTGGGGCTTCTGGTGATGTAGAAGCAGGAACATCATTTACACCAAAACTGAGAGCTAGCTTTAGCCAAAATGATGCAGGTGCTTTATCTAAGATTGAAATTTTAAAAGGTGGACAGTCTGTAGGTGAAGGTACAAAAAGTCCTTATGATTATATCGGAGAAGCTTTAATAATCGGAGATGAAACCGTTACATTTACTGCAAAAGCTACATATACAGAAGGGCAAATTAAAAACAATAATCTTGGGCAGGCATCTCCAGACGGACATATTGAAGCAGGCAGTGTTACATCTGGAAATTATAGTGTAAATGGTCGAAGAAATCTGTTTTATGGCACAGGTGTCGGAACTACACCGGAACTCTCTTCTGATGTAGTAAGGGGTCTTGCAAATAAAAAGCTGAATCCGACACAGGGAACTGTATTTAATATTCCAATTGCTATAGGTCAGCAGTATGTTGTATTTGCATACCCTGCAACTCTTAGAGATGTATCCCAGGTGATGTACACAGAGACAAACGACACCGGAATGGCAAGTAGCTTTACTAAAACACTGGTAGATGTTGCTGATGCTCGTGGTGGTGAAAACGGCAAAAAGTCATATAAAGTGTACAGCTATTCTATGGCTACTCCTGCTGCTGCCGGAATGACATTTAAAGTCACTATTTAAATAAAATTTCAAAGGAGGAATAAAAATGGCTATAGAATCTAAATCTTTATTAGTTGCTGTAAAAGCGTTTTCCAGAGGTAATCCTCTTCCAATAGATGCATCTATGGTTTGGGATTCCCAGGCAGAAGCCGAGAGTTATGCAAAACAGCCTAACGCTTATAGCGGTCAGATTATTACTGCAAAAGTAGGCAGTAAATACAAAGCATTTGTTCTGCAGGGAGAAAATGGCAACTGTACTATTGAACCTATTGGTGTGGATGCATCTGCTGTAAAACAGTATGTACAGGTAGGAACCAGACCAGGATCCGGACAGGAACAGGGTGTTATCTATATTGAAAACAATGTAGGTTATATTTGGAATGGTTCTGGATGGGTTAAGGTATTTGCGGATGTTTCCACCTCTATTGCTGATTTCGAAAAGAGAATTGGTAAATTAGAAACTGATATTTCTACAAAAGCAAATATTGCAAATCCGAACTTTACTGGTTCTGTAAAATTGGACGGAAAAGATCTTGCAACAAAAGAATATGCTGATTCTATTGTTGCCGCTGCAAAAACTGAAGTTCCAATTGTGATTGATGCAGATCATCCATTCCCAACAGAAGGATATAAAGCTGGACAGAAATATGTAGTTGCTCTTGCAGGTACATATCTCGGACAGAAATGTGAAGTTGGTGATGTGATCCTTATTACTAAATCATACGTTGCTGACACAGCCTCCAATTCTGATGGTATTGTATTACAGGCAAATATTGATGGTGCTGTAACAGGTGCTGCTTCTTCTGTAGATGGAGAGATCGTAGTATTTAGTGGTGCGACTGGAAAGGTTATCAAATCATCCAAGATCAACATGTCTGCATTAAATGATGCTCTTACAAAAGCCCATGAACATGCAAACAAATCACAGTTAGACACTTATGACAAGACACAGGCCGAATTACTTGCTACTGCCGCTGCGGATGCTCAGTCAAAAGTAGCCGTGTTAAAGAAAACAGTTGATGGCAAAGCTGATAAGGCTACTACACTTGCAGGATACGGTATCGAAGACGCTTACAATAAAACAGAAATTGAAAGCAAGTTGAAGACAATTACAGACAATGTAAATACAAAAGTGGATGCCACTACAGTAGATACCAAAATTTCAACTGCTAAATCTGAAATCACTACTGCATACGAAGAGTCTATAGATGCAAAACTTAATGCAAAGGTTGGCAATCTTGGAGAGTCTGCAACAGTAGTAGAATTTGTCAATAAAGCTGTTGGTTCTGGTGGTGCAGACATTGCAGGTCAGATTGATAACGCTTTAAGAGAAGCAAAAAAATATACAGATGACGCATTAACAATTGTGGTATTTTAATATATGATTAGGAGGCAAGGTGATAATGACGGATGTGAAATCTATACTGTCTGTTATTGGAACAGTAAAAAGTCGCCTGCCTGATCTAGCTATAAAAAATGGTCAATTAATATTTGTTCAGGACAGCCCTACAATTGCCCTGGACTTTAATGGCAAGCGTACATTTTACAATGAGATTATAACTATATCAACTGAAGAACAGCGACAGGATATGTTAGCTCCTATATCCGGGAGTTATTATTTTGTCGTTGAATCAGCTGTTTTGTGGACTTATCAAACACAGTGGATACAGATTACAACAAAACCACAGGATATTATTTTTATCGGAACAAATCTTCCTGAACTTGGAAAAAAACAGACATTATATGCCGATAAAACCAATCATAATATTTCTGTATGGGATGATGATACATTATCCTATGAAATTATTGCAGATAAAACACAACGAATCAGTGAGGATGAAATAGCCTCACTGTTTTCATAAATAAGTATAGTAAAGGAGAATTTTAATTATGGCACAACAGAAATTTTTAGATTTAACAGGTTTAACATCTTATGATAAAAAAAGCAAAACCACTATGGATACAAAGGATGCTGCTACTCTTGCTTCTGCTAAATCATATGCGAATAGCCTTGGATCCAATTATGATCCTGCAGGTACAGCCCAGAGTAAAGTGGACGCTCTCGAAAAAGGACAGGTTACAACTAACAAGAATGATATCGCAACATTAAAAACAGGAAAAGCAGACAAATCTACAACTTTAGCAGGTTATGGTATTGGTGACGCTTATACAAAGGGACAGACAGACTCTGCTATTAAATCAGCTATTGCTAATTCAGGACACTTAAAGAGAACAATTGTAACTCAACTTCCTGAAGCATCCGCTGCTGATGAACATACAATTTACATGATCAAAAAATCATCTCCAGATGGAACCAATGCATATGACGAATATATGGTTGTTAATGAGTCGGGAACAAAGAAATTAGAAAAGGTTGGAGACTCCAAGGTTGACTTAACAAACTATGCAACCAAAACAGAAGTTCAGACTGCCAAATCTCAGGCGATCAGTACCGCTTCTGGGGATGCAACAACGAAATCTAACAACGCTTTAGCGTCTGCAAAATCTTATGCTGATGGACTTGCAGAAAATTACGCTACAGCTGCTCAAGGTGCTAAAGCTGATACAGCACTTCAGAAAGCAAGTATCACATCCGGTGCTACAAATGGTTCTATTGCTGTTGGCGGTACAGATGTTGCTGTTAAGGGACTTGGAAGTGCTGCATATGTTGCTACCACTGCTTTTGATGCCGCAGGTGTTGCTGAAGCCAAGGTAAATGCTCTTTCTACAGGTCAGGTAACAACTAACAAGAACAATATCGCAACTTTACGTACTGATGTTGATAACCTGAAATCTACAACATACGTTGCTATCTCCACGGAAGAAATTGACGCTCTTTTTGCGTAATATGTTTCATGCTGTCGCATCAATTTAATGCGGCAGCATTTTTAATAAATAAAGGAATGAAAAATGAATGATATTAAATATTTAAACTACAATGGTCTAAGCCATATAAGAACCAAATATATTTCCAAGATTCAAAATGATCTTTCCAAAGTTTCAAGCGATCTGGATATTGCCAATCAATCTATTGAAGATATTGAACAGAAATTAAATGATACAAACAGTCCGACTGTATCTCAACTCTCTTCCCAATTGTCTTCTGTTTTTTGTGACATAGCAAAATTAAGCTTTCAACTAGATATAAAAGAGGTATTAGACACATCGGATTTAACTCATGTGATTGTAGATGAAATTGATTCAGAGGATTCCGTGGTTATTTTATCTGGTAAATATGGAAATAATAAAGTTTATATTTAATAAAAAATATGAAAGAGGAAACAATAGATTATGGCAACAGGAACAATACATAAATTAGGTACATTGTATATTGATGGTAAAATTATTCCACGCTCAACAAAACCATGGCCCAGTTCCGCATCTGTCCAACCATCAGAAGGAAATTTATTTCAATTATCAACCTATGATGGGAAGAAGCCTACGATAGAAATAAGAGATACGGATGCAATCGAAACGAATCAGATACAATGGGTTGAAATTAATGATGGCTCTGATCAATTTCTGATTGCCGATAGAAATTTGTGTTCCAATATCGAATATAATTTTTTAAAAGAAAATGAACTCAATAAATCATTAGGACAAGGAAAAATCATTACAATTGATGGTGGAACATACGAATTATTTATGCTGTCCGCAGGAGAAAATAATAGCGTACAATCAGGAGTTGTTACAAATAATCAATGGGACAAATATGTCGGAAACTGTGCCGATTTTCAAGGACTACCCACTCCCACGGCGCAGGATATGCAAAACACATCAAGTATATATAATTTCAATACAACACATAATCAATTATGGAATTGGGCTGGTTGTTTTTCATGGTCAAATTATGAATATAGACAAGGTAATTTAACTGAAGCATCTGTCAGAGGTAATTTTGGAGCAAGAAAGTGGGATGCTTATAATGCATATTTTCAAGGGCCAGAACTGGGATGGCGGCCAGCACTTAAAGTATTAAGCTATAACCATCCACCAGAAGTCATACCAGACAGCAAATCTTTTGGAAATCTTTCTGAACCACAAAATATCTCATTTTCGGTATCAGATCCAGATGGTGATTATTTTAATGTCATGGTATATATAGACAGTAACCAAAAAGAAGCATATACATCACAAACAGGAACTAAATATTATACTTTAGAACTAAGTCGATATTGGAGCGATTTAAATATCGGATCTCATAATATCGAAATATATACTGTAGATAATAGTGGATTAACCACTTCTAAAATCTACACATTTACCAAAACTAATGCAATCCCTACAATCACCCCTTCTTCGCAGTATCTTGGGTCTTTGACTCAACCAAAAGACTTTAATTTTACTATTTATGATGCAGACAATGATAAGATGACTCTTACTTTTAAAATAGATCAAGAAATATTGGAAACATGGTCACAACAATCCAATGGTCAAAAGACAGCTTCTATATTAACAAAATACTGGTCACGTACTACTATTGGATCACATACAGTTTATATTACTGCCACAGATCCATATGATAATAGTACCACGGCAGTATATACTTTCGACAAAAGCAATAATCCTCCTGTCGCACCAACAATTCTTTCTCCTTTAAATAATGAGCGAGTAAATTCTGATTTTTATGTAGAGTTTAATATTGGAAGTGATCCAGAAGAAGATTCACAGTTAATAAAGGTACAAATTGCAGATAATCAATCTATGACAAGCGGTTTACAGGAATTTACATCCATAGAAAAATATACAGGATCTTCATGGACACCTATTTCTGGTATCTTAACAAATAATGAGGCAGGCAGTAAATTAAGGACTCATATTACCGGAATCTCTTCTGGAGTAAAATATATTCGTATTTCATCTTATGCATCTGCAGCTAGTCAATATGTATACTCTTCTATCATCAAAATAAATGTTGGTGAGTCTTATCTCGAAATTATGACACATCCATCTACTTGCAAAACAATGCCGAACAAGATTATTGTATTATTAAGTCTCGTTGCAGGTTCCCAAACTCAGAAGATAATTTCAGTATGTAATAATGCAAATGACTCTGTGCCTACATGGGAAAACTATTCTCCTGATTCATCTGGACTTTATACATTTACGAACAAAACTAAAACAGCAAATGATTGGGCAGTTTCTGCAAAGGTAAAGGTTATAGCAAATGGTTATACTGGAGAAATTTCTCTGAGTGCAATCGGATTGGGGGTATTATAAATGCGAATCGTGCAGGAAACAAAAACAGCAAAATATCAAAGACAGCAGCAATTAAATGATACTGCCATCGGAGAATTATCTATGGCTATTGCACAGATAATGGCAAGAAGTAATAGGAACATTTTTAATGAAAACAGTGAACTGGTAAAGACATGGGTACGGTTGGTGCAGTCTGGACAGTACAAAGAAGTTCCAGAAATCGGGAACCTAAAAGAAATTGTATATGATAGTTTAAACGCCAACCAAGAATAACATGAAATATTAAAGAGTAAATGTGAGTTATTTATTATACCGCATTTGCTCTTCTTTTATAAAGGAGGGAAAAATGAAAGAAAATGCATTTTTAGATAAAATAGGATTATCACATCTGATAGATAAACTGCAATCATTATTTGCATATAAAAATCATTCCCATTCACCTTTGAATTTTACTGGTGCAACTTATGAATCTTATGATGGGTCAACAAGTAAATCAATTCATATTCCATCTTATTCAGTTATGCAAGGTGCAACTGAGAATTATAACGGATCTTCAGGTCTTGTGCCTGCACCAAATCGAGGAGAACAAAATTTATTTTTAAAAGGTGATGGAACTTATGATTCTCCGCCAAATACAACTTACGGAACTGCCACCGAATATAATGACGGATTAATGTCGTCTAGTGATAAATCGAAGTTAAATAGTATTGCGTACAATGCAAATAATTATACGCATCCAAGTTATTATTCAAAAACGTCAGGTTTGTATAAAATCACAGTTGATTCATTAGGTCATGTATCAGCTGCAACATCTGTTACAAAATCAGATATCACAGCCCTTGGGATCCCAAGCCAGGATACAAACACATGGACTCCATTACAAGGATCTACCTCTTATTATGACGGTTCAGCCGGATATGCTCCTGCACCGAAAGCCGGATCCGCCAATAGGTATTTAAGATGTGACGGTGTATGGGAAGTTCCACCAGATACTAATACTACGTATAGTCTGGCTAGTTACTACACAGATGGATTAATGTCTTCCAGTGATAAAAATAAGCTGGATGGTATATCATCTGGTGCGAATTATTATACCCATCCTACTTACTCTTCAAAATATTCTGGTTTGTACAAGATTACCGTAGATTCAACTGGTCACGTTTCTGCAGCAACCACAGTTACCAAAAGTGACATTACTGCTCTCGGTATACCTGGACAGGATACAAACACAACATATGGATTATCTTCATACTACAGTGACGGATTAATGCGTAGCCTAAATAACAATACAAGCCAGTTTATGAGAGGCGATGGTAATTGGAGTGATGTTCCAACATCAACGTCCGGAAAATATACAGCATCCCAGGGATTTACCTGCGGATCTGTTACTGATACTTTCCAAAATAAAGTTTTATGGGCTGGAGCATTGTGGCCAAGTAGCGAACACACTTGTTCATTGAAAGAGTATGTAACTGATCAACCACATGGTATTGTTCTGGTATTTTCTGTATACGAAAATGGTGCAGCAGCTGATTGGGGATTCAATACCTTTTTTGTGCCGAAAGGTTATGTAAGTCAACATAGCGGAAAAGGAATGGACTTCTCGATGGGGACAACTACATTTGGAGTTATGGCAAACAAATACTTATATGTGGGAAATTCCGCCATTCGAGGAAATGATACTAATAAACAATCTGGAACTGGAGCTTCTGGAATCAAATACGAGAATGGTTACTATGTTTTAAGGTATGTTTTAGGAGTTTAAGATCAAATTTTATATGCAATTCCCCATATCTGATCCCGTATCCTATATATCAGGGTAATCCTATTCTCAAGCTCTGAATCCATATCCAGGTAAATACAAGAAAATATAATTTTGGTTACTTCTTCATTTGATCTTATGACAGAAGTAATTTTATATTGTTTATCTTCGTATTGAAAATATAGCGGTTTTATCTGTCCGTATGGATTAAAAGATGCAATTACGGATACGGGGATAATTCCTGAATTATTATCTAACATATGTAGGCTCCTATTCATACATATTTTATGTAATATTATATATGTTATTCACTTAAAAGTAAACAATGTTGTGTTGCCAAAATTGAGATAAAAATATATCATATAAACATCAGTTCATTTGTTTAAAAAGGAGAATTTTCATATGATAATTATTAAAAGTTGGTCCTATGTCAAGATTTAGTACAAGTTAAAATGAGGTTTTCCTCATCTTAACCTGCCATCTGCAATTCGCCTTGTTGAAGCCTACGATACAGCTCTTCATAATCGTTTGGAGACATATAATCACAGTGACTATGAATTCGTTTTGTATTGTAGAATGCTTCTAAATACTCGAAAATCAAACGATATGCATGCTCATAATCTCGAATCTTAAACCGATTCAGCCATTCTCTCTTAATCAGGGAATGGAACGACTCAATACATGCGTTATCCCATGGATATGCCTTTTTAGAATAACTACACTGCATGGTTGCGGTTACACGTTTGTATTCTTTTGATACAT